CTATCTCTAAATACTTTATCTGAACGATTCTCTGTTACAATAAACTCTTTATTAGTATCAGATTCTCTGAATATAAGTTCGTTTGTATCCGGATCTCTGTAGATCATACCTAATCTCTCTCCCCATACTACAGGAACATACTTAGTTATACCATCAAATAATTCACTGATAAGAAAATCCTCACTAGACTTTTCTCCATATAACCATTTATTAAATTCAGCTTTATTTTCTCGCTGTTCTTGCTCAAGTCTAGTTCTACGAGCTTGTTCTCTTCGTGATATTTTAGGATCAAATATATCTTTCCTAAACTTATCAAACTTCTTTTCTAAATCACTTTGTACTTCTTCCTGTGCTTTTGCAGCCTGCGCTCTAAGTTCTTCAACAGCATTAATATAGTCTTGTCTAGCTCGCATTTTAAGAAATCTATCAAGCATCTCTTGACCATATTTTTGAATCTCTGCATTGTCTGGATACTGAGCAAAGAAATCTCTGATTTCAGTTTCACTAATATCAGGATTATTTGTTATTAATTCTCTGAAGTCGTCCTTAATAGCATTATTCATTGCCGATTCAGCAATGTCTTCTCTACCTTCAACTATAGTTTTCTTAATAGCTTCTCTCTGAGCCTCATCTGCAAAACCTTCTTCTACTTTTTCTTTTTCCCAGGTACCATCTAAAATTTCTTGTAACCTTTGCCATGCAGCATTCCTATTTTGCTCAAAGATATTTTTCTTTTGCTCTAGAGCTTGTTTAGAATTAGCATTTACTTTTGATAAAAACTCTTCCTCTTTTTGATAGTTATCATTCTCATAAGTTTCTTTTGAATCATTTCTTAAAGTATTCTCTTCTCCCTTTACTTTATCTAGATTTTTATTAGCCTGCTCTAGAAATACATCCATCATCTCCATCAAATCCTTAGCTTCTTGTTTAGCTTGTTTTGTGGTTTCAGGATCTGTACTAGTTGCTTCAGTAGCTGCTTGATTTCTAAGGAACTTCATTTGTTCTATCTGCTGAAGTAAGGCCTGTTTTTTAGCTTTAAGTTCGTATCTAACCTTAGTATTAGGACCTATTCCGAACTGTTCATTTGTATAGGCATCATTACTGTCTGAATTTTCTATTTGTTCATTTACTCTTTTAAGTAATTTATCATAGATTTCGACTGCCATATCCATCTGTGTAAGAGCATTTGCTATACCATAACTATATTTTTTCCCTGTAATATTATTTACATACTTATTAAATTTCTTTTCTGTCTTTAGAATAGTATCAATTAAATCTTGTCTATTTTGTGATACTTCATCTGAAGATATTCCGTACTCTCCTAATAAGTCTTCATATATAGGATCATTTATCATATCGACTAATAGATCAGTTGTACCAGCTCTAGCCGCATTTAATGCCATTTCAAGAGCCATTAATTCATCCTGCTCTTTCATACCATTTGTATCTCCTCTATCTTCTGCTTTTTGTCTTTTCTTTAGAGACTCTCTTAGGAAATCCATTCTATTTCCTATTTCTTTTATAGCTTCAGCTTCTCTTTGCTTAAGCGCTTTATTATTTTTAGCAGCTGAAATACCAGTAAAAATACCACCACCTATCATACCAAAGAATGCTGCTGTCCATAACTCTCCATCAGCATAGTACTCGTTTAATCTATCTGAAAAATTACCTTTCTTAAATTCTCGATTAGTATCATAACCTGTATTTCCTGCCATAATATCCCCTTCTCTAATACCTTCTTGCATAGAGATAAAGTTAACTTGCTCCTCTATACCTTCTGTACCAGCCCAGAATATACCATGCCTTAGTCTAGGTGTAGCATTCCATAGCCTACCCATTTTAGTTTTGGGCATTCTAGGCGCTTTAAGTGTGGCATTTTGTGCAGTTTTTACATTCTTACTATGACCAAAAAACCCTGCTCTTGTAGATCTTCCTACTCCTCTAAAAAATAATGCAGACTGAGCTATATCAAATGCTAGGTTAGCATAGTTAAAATTATAAGATGAAGCGGCTGCATGCCCTGCAACCCAAAGAGCTGCTTGTTCTCTAGTACCAGGATCATTTGGACTTAGACCCCTTTCTTCAAGCATCTTTTTACCGTCACTGCTGTTTAAGAATCTTCCTAGTTTTTCATTATCACCAAAGAATTCATAATTTTTATCATAAGATTGTGTAAATGTTTCTCCGGCTTCTCTGTAGTTTTCCATGTGACGCATAGAAAGTCCCATAACTGTAGACTTAGCTAACCATTTTTGAGTACGGCTTAGATTTAATGCATTAGATATTCCAGCATTCATACGAGCTGACTTCATGCTTTTAGTTGCTGCATTTATTCTTCTCGCCATTCTACCGGCCTTTCCTAGTGCTCCAGTTACTGCTAAACCTGGAACCATTAATGATATTGTAGATACTACACTTACTCCATTAGAAGCCCACCAATCACCGTCTCCAATTCTAAATCTTTTAGAAGTAGGTTTAGCATAAATAGGAGTTAATCCACCAACATCTTCTCTCAGCCATTTACCAAATCCAATCATACCTGTAGCTAGATTATCTAAAATACCCATTTCAGCATCATTATAACCAGTATCTAGGCCAAAATCATGCATGATACTTCCATCCATCATGTCTATTATAGATCCAAAGCCTTCAATAATACCTCCTGTTATTTCTCCTACTACAGCTTTATTTAAAAAAGCACCAGTTTTAGACCATCCTCCTTGGTTATACCAAAGCTTTTCACTAATGTTATCATAATTTTTTACATCCCAATCTACATCACTGTTAAGATATGGATTATCAGGAATAACTGTAGGTCGATTAAATCTGTTACCGAAAAAGCCTTGATCAACTTTATCTATATGATCCATCAAGGTCCCCTCAAATTTAGGAGGTTCAGTATTAGTAGGCAGGCTAGTTATAGGATCTAGACCTGCAGTAGTATTAGCCGGTGGAATAATTACCGGCTTTTTTTCATCTTTGTCGCTCATTATTTTAAACTAATTTTAGTTCTTACTTTGCCCATGACGGATAAACAAATCCGCTGGATGCACCTGTTAATTCTCCGAGTGACCAGTGCCACCACTCTTGATCAAATTGTTTTATATTAGGTAATACAGTAGCCTCTTTCCAAGGACCCTCTCTCTTTTGTTCGTCTTTAATAGATTGAGGAGTATTACTTAATTGATTAAATAATGAAGTTAAAACAGTTTTATTATAATTAGGCATTACTAAGTTACCATTTTTATTAACTAATTCACTTATTCTAATTCCTCTTACTGCAACACCTGTTTGATCAAATCCATTTTTTCTAGTATGATTACCTACTGAATTGTTACCAATAGTTTGGATCTTTTTTCCGGACCTATCTGCTATTATCCAATCATAATCAGCCATATTAGAAGATAAATCGATAGCCTGACCGAATACATGGAAACCTCCTGCATCAGGGTTAGCTATTGGAGGATAAGGTTTATCATTTTCTATCCACTCATCATACATTGCTTTTTGTTGTTCATAAGATCTAGCTCCACTTATCACAGGTAGTGAGAAGTTTCCATCTATACTATTCATTGGAATTACTTGTATATCACCTGCGCCTAATGCTGTAAAGAAGTCTGTAGTTGATCCATCTGCATATGTAATAATTTCTCCGCTCATATTTTGACCTAATGCATTATTAACTTTTAGATCCCACTCTGTATTAAACTTTGATGTGGTTATAGAAACAATATCTGCAAATGTATCATTTAATCCTACAAAAGCATGATTCATTGCCTGACCTTTTACAGTTGAAGCATTATTAGCATTTTCTGCTCTTCCTTGTGTCATTCTAGATTCTGGTAACATTAACTGTCCTGGTCGTAATGTAGTAGAGAAATTCTGTCCTGTTATATCTACACCACGTGCTTCAGATGTTTCTGTAACAGGTATTCCCTCTCTTGCTATTGGATTAGGATCAGCTTGTGATCTATTAGCCCAGTATGCTTTTGCTCCTGAATATTGTGGATCATTAAGTGTAATTAACATACCTACTTTAGAAGCATCTGTATCTGCATTAAATAACTCATTACCTGTAGTATAAATATATCCTCCATCAGCATCAATATCCATTATAAGACCTGCTCTAGGTTGGAATACATATGCTTCATTTTGAATAGGATTTCCATTAGGTAACTGATTGAAATAATAATATCCTAATGGGTTATTTTCTCCATCTTCTGCGGAGCTCATTGCAACATTTCCTGGGGTAGTAGCTGCTCTAGAAAAATCTATTTGAGCTAACTCATTTGCATCCCATAACATTTTTTGTTCTTCAGTTCTTGGAATAGTAATAAATTCAGTTCTACCTGTCCCATCACCAATAGGTCTTGTAGTTTCCATTTGGTTTCTCCAAACATCTCTAACTTTACTCGGTGCTGTAAAGAATAAATCAACAGTCCCATCGTCAGTTGATCCGCTTCCTTTAGGTAAAGTTAATGCTCCATAATAACTACCATCTGGATTAGGATTAGTTAACCATACAACACTTTCACTAAACTCTCCATCTAAGAATTTATCTACAGTCTCTTGAGTTATTATATTCTCCTCTACTAATTTTTTCCAATTAGTTTGCTTTCCGTCTGACCTTAAGAAATTTTGATCCTCATCACCAAGTATTCCTGGTAATGATTCTGCTATTTCGGCGTCTGCTCTTTTACTACCTGTAGAAGTTAATGTTTGAGCAGAAGTAATACGTCCTTTAAAGTATTCAGAATTATCAACATTTGCATCTATTCTCTTCATTAACTCAGATCCTGCTCCTCCTCCTAATGAGTAAACATTTTCAAATAATGATTTAGCTCTATCCATATACTCATAGATATTATCATTAGGAGTTCCTGCTAATGCATTAACCTCTTCTACTGATGCAATATTACCACTATCATCAAACTGTATTGCAGACCATCCATGAGTTTCCCACTCAGGATTTACTGTTCCATCTCCTTTCATCATATCTACATATCTCCATTGTCCTGCCTCATTTTGCCATCTAATTCCTTCATTAGTTTGCTGAACATTAAGTTGTTTTGCAGCACCTTGAGTTAAATTAAATAATGACATAGCAGAAGATTCATAATGGTATTTAGCTAAATTAATTTTATCAGCCCATTCTTTATGATATGGATCATCTAAACTATAATTATCTTTTGTAGTTTCATATTCTGAAATAAGATTTTTATAAGTATCTCCATTAGTATTTACAATATCAATATAACTTCCTACATTATCTATTGGCTCACCATTAACATTTCTTATTGTACCTGCTATAAAGCCTGACTGGTCTCCAATCTTAGGTACCCAATCCGACTTTTCAATAGGGTATCTATTTTTATTAGCTACACTTTGATCAAATGTAAGTTCATTTATTCTTTCATCAAATACATATTTTTCACCCATGTATCCTACATAATCTACTTTAGCCATATTAAATCTAGCAGCTTTTGCTTCGTTTGAGTCTCCTGTTATTGCATCTAGGGCTTTTTGTTTTGCTTCAGCTGCATCTGATCCTGCGGCTGGGTTACCAAATAGCATATTAATAGCATGTGTTGCTGCTCCTAATTGATCTTTATCGTCCATCATAGACACCTCGAATTCAATTTCTTTCTGCATATTAGCTGGATAGTAATCTATATCATCCATAGCTGCTTTATATATTTTACTAAGAGTTATACCTCTATAGCTTTCCATTGCTTTTGCTCCAGTTATTGGATCTTCTTCTAAACCTTTAACAAAATCAGCTTTAATTTTATCATAGGTTTGCTCATTAGCAATCTTTAATTGATCAGATGGTTTATGTATCCCAGAATAAGTAAATGCTTCCAATACCGGCTTTCCGTTTTTCATTGTCCAACCGGCAGTACTATTTTGATCCGGCACCCATGATTTCGTACCATCAGAACCTTCAACTAATTTTAATCCGTGATTATAAAAATCAGTCCAATCTCTTTGTCCTGCAAAATAAGGATTATAAAGATCTGAGTATTCTCCCGCTTCTTTAGCCGTTGCAATAGCTGGATTCAAATCTTCTTCTAGAGCTCTTGTAGTTTCTTTAATAGCATATAGATTACCATCATTAAAACTTCTGTCTATATCTGCTTTAATAGCTGTTAATTCAGGAACCATATCTGCATAACGTCCTCCATGCTTTTCAATAAGAGCATTTAGCTTAGCATCTAAGTCTTTTCTTGTTTGTGTTAGAACAGTATTATGCAAAGGCGTAGATGATCTTACTTTAAGTATTTCATCATCTAAACTACCTGCTAACTTTTCACCCGCATCATGTTCTTTTTGTACTTGATTATACGCCAAAGACATTTCTTCAAAAGGAAGTCTTACATATGTGTTCATTAGCGGTTGCTCCGCCGGTTTCATAAATCTATTTACAGCCATTTTTATTTCTTTTCTACGTTATCGTCTTCTATTTAATATAATCACCTATAATATTTTTTAGTTGTGGATATTGCTGCATTAACTTATTTAGCTCACCACTGTCTATTAATTTTTGTATATCAAAGCTTCCATCCTTACCTATATATAAATGTGCATCAGGATATATTAAATTAAGCATATTAGCTAAATTTTTATCTGTAGACATTTCATTAGCCATCTTATCTTTAAGTTGAGAATAACCTGATAGTCCTTCCCATCCTTTAGCTTCAAAGGCTTCTTTAGCCGCTCTATTCATAGCATTAGCCTCATTCTGTCTTACTCCTTCTTGTCTATCTCTCTCGCCTAAATTAAATAATGATTCATTAGCTATTTGTAATCCTTGGTTTTCTAATTGTGCTTCAGTTAAGAATGCTTTAAGATCAGCTTCATTTTGTATATTCTGGCCTCTTAATAACATATTCATCATTGACCCACTAGAACCATCGCTTGCATCTCTACCTAAATATTTTAACATATTAAAGTTTGTTTCATTCTCTTCTAATAAGTTCTGAATATCTAAAGAATTAGTTAATCTTTTTAAATTCTCTTTTATTAATGCTTCATTTTCATTAGATACAAATGGCTCATACTCAACCCCTTCTTTAGCTTTTTTAAAGTTATAAAGAGTAGGAGCTAGAGTCTTAAGATCAGTAGCACCTTTCTTAAAAGCACTCATTAGATTTTTCATCATCTCAGCATTTCTAGCTTTCTTAGCTGCAAGGGCCGCTTCTTCAGCAGGATCTAATGGTTTATTTTTTTCTATATTTTCTAAATTTTCTAAGTTCTCATCATACTTAATTCTCTCTCTATCAAGTATAGATGCAACATCTTCTGGACTTTTTCCATCAGCTAATAGACTTTGTTCTAAGGCTTTAAAGTATTGTCTTTTCGACATGTCATTATCTAGACCAAAGTTTTCATCCCATCCTACTCCTAAGCCCATATTATATAAATTATAATTAGCTTTATCTTTTGTAAACTCTTCTTTACCTCCTAAATAACCGTCTTCAGTTGCAGGTTTCCAATCCCATGTCTCCATATCTTCTTTGCCTGTATGAGGATTCATAACCATGAATTCATCCATATAGGTATCTCTATCCGGTTTACTACCAGGTACACCTATATTTTCTAACTGTCCAGATCTCCAATCACCATAGCCTGACATTAAAGCTTTATAAGCATCTTTAGGATCTGTAAATGTTTCATCATTAATACTAAAACCGCCATCTGGATAGTTAGCTGTAAGCCAATCCATTACATCCCCTCTATTTGGTTCATATCTTTTATTTAAAGAAAAGTCATCAAATTCTATATCACTAAACGTCTCACCAAAATATCTATTAAAATTATAAGGATCAAATCCATTCTCAGCTTGAGGTAAACCATACTTAGCTCCAACAAGTTGTTGATCTTCAGCACTTAATTGACTCATATCAATATTACCCATTGGGTTATCTTGCATTCCTCCTGCAGGTCCTGCTATAGAAGCCATAGCTTGTTCTGATAATGCTTGAGTTTGTTGTTGTTGCATATACTGCTCAAATATATCAGGGAACTTTTCATATAGCTCGTCTTCAGTAGCACCGCTATTTAATAAGTCCATAAACTTTTCTTGTCTAGATGCTTCTTGTTCTGTTTGAAGATCAGTTAATTTTTGATTCCAAGCATCTATCATAGAAACAGCTGTAGATTTTGTAATCTCATCTCCTTCTTCCATTTCTTTTTTAAACTTAGCAATATGGTTACCAATTTTTTCAGCTGCATCAGCATAACTCATATTCCACGTTTTAGATTTTAAGCTTTTAGAAAATACATACTGTCCTTCAGAAGATTGTACAATCTCTCCTCCTTTTTCATGTGAACTACCTTCTAGCATAGAAATCATTGCATCATTCATATCTCCATCAACTTGTTCTGTATCTGCTGTAGTAACAGGTATATCTCCTGGCTGGTGCATAATTGCCTCACCGCCTTCTGCTTCATAATCTACACTATCACTATTAGGCTGTCCTCCTGCATTAAAAGAATTTCCTGCAGTACCTTGAGCTTCAAACATTGCACTTTGTCCTAAAGGATTAAATTGATGACCAATTAAATCTACAGCGTTACCGGGCTGCAAATCTATTGCTCCTCCCCCCATTTGTTTTTTATGACGATAAGGAGATCCTCCATACATAGCTGATCCTGCAGGTAATGGTGCTATATCATCTGCACCTATTTCGCCATAAGGTATAGGAGTATCTCCTGTTCCTTTATTAAACAATTTACCTATATCTCCAGCATAATTTGAACCAATAGACATAACATTTCCAGCTAATTCTCCCCAATTAAATTTAGGTTTTTCTGTTCCTAAATAACTAGAGATAGCTTCTAATCCTCCTAATCTTGTATCGAATCTTAAAGTTTCTTTATTTACACCTTCTTTATTTAAAGTTCTTGCAGTATTAACAGCTTCATTTGCATCTTTAACATTCGCTTCATGTTGTTTTACATCTCCTCTATGTCTAAATATATCAGCTACAATATCTAATCCTGTTCCTAATCCTGGAACAACATAGTTAAAGGCTTTTAGTATTTTATTTGCAACAGTACCGTCTTCACCTACAGCGCCTATAGTTTGCTGAACATTTGAATTACGTCCGTCTCGGCCTATTTCGTTAACATCACTATAATCTCTAACAGTTGTTGCATCAGGAAGATCATACCATTGTGAGCCCATACCAAGTTCTGCTTTAGGTAATCTTGGAGTTTTATAAGAATGTCCGTGTCCTCCAAATTTTTTCATACCGCCTATAATTCTACTACTTAATTCAGGAGTTCTGTTTGATTTATCTATATTTCCAAAGCCATCTATTTCTCCTGAGAATAGAGGCATTTCGTTACCAGGGAAGTTTATATCTCTTAAAAAGAGATCTTTCAAAGCTACTGGATCACTTGAGCTTTGCATAACATCAGACCTATTTGCATTTTTTGCAAACCACATTTTAAATGTTGGGTCTTCAGTTATTGTTTCTTGTGAATTTGGATTACCTCCTGAATCATATTTATATAAAGGGTTTCCTCCCATTTCCCATGTAATTTCTTTAGTTTTAGTATCTTCTCTTTCTATCGGTGTATCTCTTATACCTTTATTCACAGTAAAATATTCTGAGTTATTATTAGGATGAAATAAATCAAAAAATAAACCATTACCATCTTCATAGTTTAATATCTCTCCCTCGCTATTTACAAATGTAGCATAAGGATTTTCCTTTTTCATTCTCTCATTTTCTCCACGTTTATGCGCCAGATCATACATAAGTTTACCACCAACAATTAATCCTCCTAATCCTTTCATTCCCCAACCTGCTATTTGTGTGTAAGGTGTTGGTACTGCATTAGCTACATTAGAAGCACCAAACCAAGCCGCTGCTGGAGCTCCTCCATATAATATTGCATCATCCCAACTAAAGTCAGTATCATGAAGTTGGATAGTTCTAGTTCTATTAGCGCCTATAGCTTCTTCATATTTATTTAATTGTTCAATATTTTTTGGAACATCTTTAAGAGTATCTGGAAAAAAGTTATACCACTTACTATTTTGAAATGCCTCAAACTGCTTTTGCTGCGTCTCGTCATCCCAGGTATAATTTGTTCTTTTTGTTAATGGCTTTCCCTCTGTAGTTTTATATGTAGAAAATAATTGAGCACCCTGTAATACATCATCGCTCGCATTTTTAGGGTGTGGATGCGGATGAGTAAAACTTCCGTCATGATATTTACGCATTTTTTTAGGGTGTCCTCCCCATTTCATCCAATATGAATTGCTGTTCTTAGTTTTCTTCTTCTTATTTGCCATTAGCGATATGTTCTAAAATCCACAAAAATATTAAAAATTTTCTTAATAACCAAACTTAACGATAAGAAGGTCTAAAAAATGTTTTAAAATAGTGTAAAACAAACTTTATATTCCTTGGTTCACCTACTTCTGTGTTATAATTATTATATATTAAATCAATAAGCATATACTTATCTCTAAGTCTATCTTTATGTTGTCTAGATGCATCATAATTAAATACATTAAATATATCTGCATCTTGAATATTTTCATCCATTACATTTCTTGGAACAGCCATTTGCCATTCTCTTTCTTTCTTTTTGATATTAGTCCCTGGAGTTACATCTATATAGTCAGTTATTTGATAATCAGTATAAAATCTAATCTTATCAAAAGTATTATCTTTTATATCTATAGGTTTAATATTAGGATTACCTGAATATAATCCTGTTATTCTATTTGCACCAAAAAGTGATTGATTGCCTATAGCACTCTCTGCTCTCCCCACTTCCCATAAACTTTCCATATGGAATGATACATTATCAAAAACTTTTGTTGCTGCTGATTCTAAATTAGAAATAAGAGTAACACTACTTGGGTAAATAACATCATAGAATTTGCCATATGCTCCTACATTATGTAAGTATAATTGATTCTCTTTCCATCCCGGAATATCTATATCTGACTCACATACATTTTGTGTATTTGGAGTTATCATAAATTGTGGAGTTGTAATATAAATAGATGGAGTAAAATCATAAAATGAAGTAAATCCTTGAATTAACTCATTATATGCTATAGTAGTACTTTTAGTTCCTATACCACATTCCATATTGGCTATTTGCATAGTTCCTTGCATAGCCCATAGATCATCAAATGTTACATTGTCTGGTTGAAAACCTGGATTAGTATTCCAACCTTCTGGTATCCATAATAAAAGATCTCCTGCTTGCCAGTTAAAAGTATTAGGATTAGGAGTAGGGAAGTTTGGACATCCTACTTTACCTACTATAACTCCCATAAATGGGCCTTTACCATTAACTAATATATTATTAACTACAATAAAATCAAAACTAGCTAAATCTCCAAAAGCAAACTCTTCGCAATCTGTATTAAAGCAAGGATTACAAGCTCCTCCTGGTACGTTACGTAAAACAAGTCCAACAATTCTATTAGGTGTAACTCCTGTAAGATCCTCTTGTATAATTGTTTGATCATATTTTCTTGTATATCCTGCATCATGGAATGTAAATAAAGCTTCACTATTACCTGGATCATAAGTTGAGCTTATTCCTTTTTTCATAATAGGATTATCATTAGTTAAAACATCACCTCGCAATTCATCTGTAAAGAATGAATGTAATCCTGTTATATCAGATAATGGAGTAGTACCTTTACTACTATAATTAAATAATTTTCTTGCTTTTATATCAAAAAAGTAAATAGCGTTATCTGATTTTGTCACAGCCCATTGTTGACTTGATCCAAACTGAGTTGATATATATTGATACGACTGTATAAATGCTCCAGCACCAGAACTTATAGTTCCTAACTGTAAAGCTGTTCCATCAGCTGCTTGGACCATCGCTGTTGGATTAACAGATAAAGCCCCAAATCCAGTATCTTGGAAATAATACATTGTATCATGCAGTGTTACAAGTTTATTAATAGGTCCATAAACACCTTCTACATCTTTATAATTATCTATTAAAAAGACTGACCATGAATCACTAGGTTCACCATTAATTTTTGTTTGAGAATAATATATTCTTGTATCAAACTCATCTCCTCTAGAAAAAGATAAAGGTAATGGGAAGTATGTTCTAACATTATTCTGAGCATTGTATGCTTCATTTAATAAATACTCATCATGTAAACTGATTCCTGTATTAGGATAACTTCCTGAGTTTGTTGCTTTTGCAGAAAAATGATACCCATGTCTCCATAAAATGTTTTTATAATGACATTCTAATGGAACCATACAGGCTCTCATAGATCCCCAATCTGCATCTTCAGGAGCTCCTGACCCTCCAGATGCTGTTATACTATCATAGTTATCAAAATCTGTTTGTCCCCAATTCTTTTCAAATTGTGTATAATCAAATATCTGACATTGTACATCCCCTCCAAATACTGAGTTTATAAAAGGAGCGTTTAGATTTGAAGATGAATTAATAGGAACATAATGACCAGTTGACATATATTCACTATATGTTCTTGCTGCATATGTAGGGCCTCCATAAGGAGTATTATATCTTTCATAACTAAAAGTACTTCTTGTAGGAACTGCTTGGAACTGAGCTGGTGTTGGATTAATTTGAACAGATGTAGTAACAGAAGCTCCCATAATATGATCTGCTCCAGTCCATTCTTTCCCATCTTCTTCAAATCTTAAAAATAAAGTTTCACTTCCTATAGACATTGGTCTATTCCACATCCACGTATAAGAAAGAGAATTAGGAAAGTTCATAACATCCATTAATCCCGCCCATGCAGGATTAGTTACATTCATAAATGGCCATTGAAGACTAGGTACAGAAGTGTTTTCTATATAACCACCATCTGGAACCCAAGTACCCCATTCTAATGAATACCTATTATTTGCTGGGTCCATACCATTATTATTTGCTATTACTCCATTAGAATAATCTATTTGAGTACTTTGAACTGAACCAAATATACCTCCTACTAAGTTTACACCTACATAATACTTATACCAATGATTAGCTCTTTTTTGATAATATCCGTTTGGTAAACCGGCTCCTGTGCTCGTTGGTGCAAAATTATTTAGACCCATAGTAGCATTAAAGTGAGGAAAATAAACTTGATCTATTTTAATGTAATCTCCCTTCTTTATAGGGAAAGTTGTTTCTAGTCCTTCATTTAAATTACCTTCTTCGGTCAGATCACTGTTATGCCATCCTAAAGCACCATATAATAATAACTCTGTTTTACGTGTTTTACAAACCCAATACGGGTTATCATTCATAGCTATTACGTTCCAAGTTGCGTCGTTCCAGGCAGGCATATCACATGTATCACCACCGCCAGGACCACCATCACAATAACTAAGCCCATTTCCTCCGCAAGGAAGAGCAAGATTACCTGTAGATGGAATTAAAACACTTTGTTTATTATCTACTCTCCATGAATAATTTGCAGGAGGAGATAAACTATTCCATTTACTACCTCTCATATCTAACCTATCTACAGTATGGGCAAGTGCAGTACCAAATCTAGATTTATCTTTTTCTTTTCTATCGCATCTAACAATAGAATAACCTGTAATACCAGCCAACACTTCTGGAGCTATATTTGATAAATCTACAGTAAACTGTATACCGATTTGATTTAAACGTATTTGTCCCTCTGGTTGATAACTTTGAGCAGTATTAGCATTATCTGTATAAAGACTATAAGTAGGACTAGTAAAATCAGGTACCCAATTTGATACAGCAAATGTACCAAGAGGTGTTCCAAGTCCTGAAGAATAGCTAAAAGGTATTCTTATATCTCCTATCCAGTTTACAAAACTTGCTTGTCCTTTATTATTATAGAATACAATACCAAATCTATATACTTCTCCTCGAGCGTAACTACCATATAAACTCCATTTGTATGGAGACTTCATAGTATTAAAACTACTATTCATTTCATAGTTTTGTACTGCTATACCTAAATTTTCAGTACCTGTTAAAAATGCTGGTAATATTGTTAAAGCTCCGCCAAAAGCTGCAGGATTTATAAAACAAGCAACAGTTGGAGATGTATTGTATACATTACATGATAGATCTGTATAAAACGTTTGATACGCATTATCTGTATTTGGCTGATCTCTTTGTGAGTCTCCTACATCTTGTTCAGTAACAAACTGATAAGAGACATTAACCCCTTCACCTCCTAATGTTACTCCATCAGATTGAAATTGATATTGATCGTTTGTAAACCAATTTGAATTTGTAGTAGGGTTTTCATCATTAAAAGGATTAATACAATCATGTGTTTCAGGAACAAGATCAGGAGTGATAGTTCCTGGAGCTGGAATATTAGATACACTAATAGAAGCTTCAGATACAGAATCTAAATCAGCTACCTGCGCCGCATTAAATCTATAAGCTCTTGCATCAAAGTCTACAATAAAAGTTGAATTTTCTATATTACCAAAAAATAATTTATTATCTTTTGTATCTAGTGTTTTTACTTTTTCAAATGTAGCTCCTAATCCTGTTATAAAATCTACAGCTGTTATAGGTATTTCAACTTCATTTCCTGTTAATGTAACTGTTAAATCAACTGATCCATTAATATATTCTCCAAATATAAAGATCTGATCATTAGCTGGAATATCATCTTTTTTATATACGGCAGCTACTTCAATTAATTCAAAAGATGTATCTAACCCATTGATTGTCCAATCAATACGTTTCGTAGTTTCTTTTCCTATAGTAGGAGTAACTGAAGTATCTAATGTGTCTCCTATAATTTCACAATATGGATTATCATCTAATGCGTCATATATTGGAACTAAATTAGATAATGGAGACCACTCTGTAGAGATACCTTCACTACTTTTATATCTATAAGTTAACTGATAAAGACCAGCATTAAGTGAACCTCCAATAGTTATTCTGTCTAATACTGGAATAGAAAAACCAGTTTTAGGAGCTAAGTCTAAAAAGGCACACGGAGTAGACATACTAATACCACTAGCTACATTTAATTTTCTTGGAGGGTTATAAAAATCTGTCCAATATACACTTTGAATATCTTTCTTTTCATATCTTCCTAAAGCTTCTATAGGATGCTGTTTAGTAAAATTCATACAATTATTTCTTGCATAAACGCATTCTATGTATGATGTAATACCTAATGGAGATTGGATTGAAGGGTTTACATATAGTCTCCAAATTTGTCCTGGACCACCATCTCCTTCAGTATTAGTAGTAAATAAATAAATCTGTTCTCTTAAACTTGCATATCCTATAATAGATAAAGAACTTTGAGGTACTGCTAGATTAGTTATTGTCATGAAATTAGCGCCTACTCCGGCTAATGTCATTACACTAAAAATAGGAGCTGATATTTGCTGTACTTGAGATCCGTTATAATTAGTACCACTATTAGGAAATACTTGAAAATCAGATTCTACAGGTTTACCCCATATAATTAATCTATTTGAAGATTCATCAAATATATAGAAAAACCCTTCAAGACCATCGGGTTGGCTTGATGGAGGGATAGTGAAAGGAGGTGGACCAGGATTCGTTAGTGGTACACCATTTAAATCCCAAGTACCTAAAAGAGTATCTTCTAATGTAGAAGCTAAAGTTCGGATAGGATTACCTCCAGTTCCGGTTAAACTTATTTCAAAGGTTCCCCAAGTACCGGCATTAAAAAGAAGAGTAAACGCCCAAACTACACCATCTAGATCAAGATTAGGATTTAATCTTAGTTCCCATACAGCAGGAGAATCAGGAATATTTACTAAATGATCATTACCTTCAATATTAACCAGTGCAGCTCCCTCCTGTCCCGAATTAGCTACAATCCTAATATTATTAGCATCATAATATTGATCAGCGGGCATAGCATATTTAGATATATCCTTATTCATACCTTTATGAAAGGTATTTATACTAACTGGTATGCTTTGTCCTTTATTCTGTTCTTTTGCCATTAGCCCATCATTCTACGTTCTTGGTTTCCTAAGTCTGTATAAAAAGTGCCGTGCGCTGTTTGTGACGGTCTTAACTTCATCCATTGTAATCTAATATTATCTACCTTATCTAGATTAGGCATATTCGCAGCTCCTCTAGCTTGCTTAACATACCATTCCCAATCTCTCTGACTATCTCTATATAGATTTTCTGGAACAGAGCCTTTTCTCCATCCTATACGATCTATCATCATTGTTATATAAGATTTCATAGCCTTTTTGTAACTCACATGATCAGGTACCATTGGAAACCCTTCATGGTCTACTTTAATTCCTCGGAAAGCAAGTAGTAGACATCCGCTAGCAAAAGACGTAATAATAAAATTATCGTTTGTATAATAGCAATCTCCTCCTCTGTTTTGACTAGATCCTTTTAATGGGAAATTTTCAGTATCTACTAACTTACCATCAATAAAGTTTTGATTACTTGCTGGTGGTCCTGGATCAGTAGAGATAGCCCCAAAAGTTCCTGTACATTGCTTAAGAGGATTTCCATTATAAGAAACAGAATCTAGTAAATGAAGATTACATGGTAACTTTGCTCTGTGCTCTTTAACACAGACTTCAGCTACAAGTTCTTCATACTGTAATCCTGCACCTATTAATTCTAGAGCTTCTCCTCCCCATTCAATCACGTCCCAAATATCTAACTCTTCGTGGATAGCAGTATCTCTATAAACGCCTTCTATTATTTCTTTTATGGATGTAAATTTATATATCATTCAAAATAGTCTACTTGTTTATTTTTTAATAATCCTGCTAGTCGTCTTTTATTAGTTCGAGTAGCTTGGAAACTATAAATAGTTTTATTCTTTACTATAGCTTTTTTCTTAGACCAAAACCAACGATAATTAAATCCGTCGGTATGATCATTAAGATGATAAATTACTTTACCATGCTCATTTGTAGATTTCCAATCTATCTTTAACTTATTCTTACTAGAAGAATAATTCATTTCTTTTTTTAAGATTCTAAGACTTCCTAATCTATACGGCATCTTAAACTCTTTAGCTTTTAATAATATTTCATCAATTATTAATTTATTAAACGCCTCACATATGCCGCGGTATTTTTTATACCCGACATTATAAAAGTCATCATACTCTTTATAGGCTTGTACTAATGTACAACTAGCCTGCGGAGTTTTGTCTAGGAGCTGGCTGCATTTGCCCGCTATCTTCTTTTGCGTTGTTTTCTTCATCGCTTGGTGCATTTAAAATTATATTAACTCTTTTCTGAAGTATTATACTAGTAACCTGTTCGGCCATAGATAAAGAAATTGGAAAAGGGTATTCCCAGTCATATTCACAAGCTGAAAGGATTGGATTATGTGACGACGTGCAGTGGTTTATTTTCCAAACTTCCTCTGGATCTTCAAACACTCCGGTAACTTTTACTGCTTCTATACGAATGTCGCAACTTACATATAAGTAGCCATTCTTTATATACCATCTTTGGTTGGAGCCGGTATATTTGTTATACTTATTCCATTTTCGGCGGGTATCCGTGGTTTCTGAGAAAGGTCTCATACCATCTAAAGATTCTACGGCTAATATACTATCTCTTCCGTTTCGCTGGATAGTCGTGGGAATAGGATTTACAGATTTAAGAATATGAATACCAGACTCTAGCTCACAACATTCAGAAGCATCGGCTGGCTCAAGATAAACACAATTTAGATATTCTACACAAACGGCAGGTACTCTGACTTTCCTGCTCATCATTTGAGATAATAGCATAGAACGCTCTTGCTTTACCCAGTATGCAACTTGTCTAAAGCTTAAATCAGCGTCATCGGAGCTCTCTCCTCCGTATGCTATGTTTTGTATATCATATACTATTGTATTTAAATTTGTCATTATCTTATATATTTACTTGTAAATAACCTTCACAACCCTTTTCCTTATTCCATATATATGCTTGAGCACATCTTGATGCAGCATAGCCCATCAGTTTGTGCCAAGAATCGTTAGCGCATATTGAAGGAATAAATCTAACTTTAATTCCTCTATATTCGTTAACCATTTCTTTATGTAAATGTCCGCAATGAACTTCTCTAAACTTAGTTCGTGCAAACATTACAGGCTGCTCAGTAGCCATTATTAGTGGCATCTCAGCAGCTTTCTCTTTATCCCCATGAGTAAACATAATCATGTTTGTTCCATATTCATAATACTTTCTACCTTCTGTACTATTGTCTATAGTAACATTCTTATCGTTTGTGTACCATGCAGACAAGACTTCTCCTGCATAGAACATTCTCTCATAGTCATGATTACCTTGGATTACAACAACATCTACTGGAGCATACTGACTTAAATAATTTATAGCTTTTATTACAAGCTTAGTATATCCAACAAAAGATTGTTGCCAGTCCATTGAATCATCTTGAGGAGTACCTTTTGTAGTAGCCTTTCTCATTCCCTCAGAATTCATTCCGTCATTACCAATAGGTAATAAGAACCTTTCTATATTCAAACCTTCAGCTCTTCTATGTAATTCATAAATAGAATTTAAGAAATTAGCCTCAGCTTGTTCGGGTGTATCATCAGTCCTCTTACCATAATGAATATCTGGTAATGAGATCTCATATACAATAGGACTCTCCTTTTTTATATCATACGATCTTTTTGGGATCGCAGGGGATATAGATTTTAAACTTTCAAAGAACTCATCTTTTACTTCTCTTATTGCTTGGCCTCCCTCTTTAGTTACTATAGAGTAACGAGTTTCTCCTTGCATTGTTTGCCAAATCTTTACAGATTTAACATCGGTTCTGTCTAGACCTTCTGCAGTTAATAGAGAATTAAAATCAGAATCATTAATATTTACATTGCTGTTATCTAATGTTCCTTCTTCGTATTCCCATCTAAACCCTCCGGCAGTCTTTCGATTACCTTTTAAAACTTTGCAGATACTGCCTTTATCAATATCTGTTCTTTCCGACGCTTCAGTTAAACTTTTGTAACGTCCCACTAATTGACCTTCGTGCGTTATTTGTAATATCATGCCTTATTTTCCTTTAGGAACACAAGCAGGACAATCCCAACCTTCTACCTTAGCAGCTAAACATTCACACAACTGTGCAAACTTAGCATTCAAAGTTGCAATTTCAACTTCCTGTACATTGTTCTTAGTTAAGTTAGCATTAATACCTGTAGCATTCGTTGCTATATCAGTATCATTACTTGCTATGTTTGTAGTATTTGATGTAACTCTAGCTTCTAAAGCATCTAAATCAAAATTAGCTTCAAAGTTATTTTCGATAGTAGTTAACAATTCATTCCAATCCCATGTAGCATTTCTACCTGGATTGAAGCGAGTATTAACTGCTCCTCTTATTCTATATTTATCTAATACACCCATTCTATTTATTTATTTTAAAATTATACATTATTCCAATACTGTGTGTTTTATCAAGAACTCCATATCTATAAAAATATGAATTATTATTCTTTGTAGTAAAACCCACAATAGGAGAAAAGTTAAATCTATCAACGCTTCCTCCTACTTCCATGCCCGCATTCAAACTAAAATTAGTTTTTCTAATTGTAGTAGTTTGATTAGTATTTATAATTACTGTATCAGTTTGTATTATATACTGAGGAAACCTCGGAATATAATCAAAAGACTGATCTAATACTTTACCTTTAACCCTGGTCCAAACCTCTCCCGTTATTAAACTATCACTAAACTCATTAACATATTCGTTAATACTGTCGTTTATTGTGATTGGTTCTTTTATCCTAACGATTACTTTGCGGATAACTGTATCAATAAATTGAACAGTATCCACAACAGTAATCCTTGTCGTATCAGTTTGTACTTCTGTGGTTATTTCTTCAGTAACCCTAGGCGTGTCTGAACAATTCTGAAGGAACAGGATATATACAAACAGCCCTAAAATAATATATATTTTAGGATCGTTCTTCATTATTCCCAGAATAGTATTTTAGTTAGCACTCCCGCAAGCGCTATCCAAATAGACCAAAGTACTTTTGTTGTTGATTTACGAAATGAAGTATTCCGATTTACACGTGCTGTAACTCCAACATCAGGATCTAATAATTTAGTTTTAATAAATCTAACATCTTCTTTAATATCCTGGATATTTTCATGTAGCTCTGTATTTGAAATTCTTCGTTTCGTCATTACTTTATGTTTTATTCAACAACAATTAATCCCAATAAAGGTTTCATTATATTTGCATCTAAATTCAAATCAGAAAGATCTGATAATTGAATAGGATACAAAGTTACTTCAACTTCTGTTTCAAGTGTAGCAGTCCAACTCTCAGTTGCTTTGTCGATATTATCTCCAAAGTCAATTTGATTGTTTTCTGTTCTAACTGGATTACCATGCTCATCTTTTGTAGCAAGATCTTCAGTTAATTTTTTATGCGCTGCATTAACAGTTTCTACATCTTTTGCTATACTATCTAAATTTTTTGTAATAGTATGCCATACTTTAGATTCCTTACTGTTAATGTAAGCTAACCCTTGACTAATAGTTAACAGATCCTTATTTTTAAGTTTTGTTAGATCTGTATTAGTTGTAGTTTCCGCCTTTAGCGTTTTTACTTTACTCATGATTATTGTTTTAAATTAATATTAATTACACACTAGGAGTTAATACGATATATAATTGACCTACTACTGCCGCTACTCCTAAATCACCAGCTGTTGAGATGCTTTTATATTCAGCTTCTCCTGCTGCTGGTTTTACAATAACAACTATATCACCTACTTTAAGACTTGCAAAGTCTGTAGTTTGTGATACTGCTGTAGCAATTATTAAATCGCGTAACCCTATATTATTAAGTTCCGTAAGCTTCTTATTCATCATCTTAGTAGATACATACTTCTCAAAGAAAGATGCACCTAAAGATTTAACTTTAGAAAGCATAGAAACATCTGTTTTTTGTATTCCCATTAAACTATAGTTTTAAGTTTATTAAACATTCTTTTTATTTTCCCTTTTTTTAAATACTCCTGTGCCTGTTCATACGTCATATTCCTAGTCACATCCCAGTAGTATTTTGATTTTTTATTTTTAAACATTCTGCAAATATATAAAAAAGTTTTCATTATTAACAGTCCGATAAATAATCTTTCCATAAATCATATAACATTGTTGAGCTTAATTGCTGTATTGGGTAACTAGGTATATGGAAAGACATACCATAATTACTCAATGATCCTCCTTGGTATCCTGTTGTATGAGTAGGATCTCCTCCTCCTGATGCTCCCATATATGGATTAGGTATAGTAACATCTGTTGCTACATAACATTGGAAATTATATACTGATGGAACATCAACATAACTTGCACAATCTATATGTCCTTGATATGAAATAATAGCATCTTTACTCTGTGCTCCTACTGCTCCCATTAAATGGAATATGAAATCTCTTCGTGTAGTAACTACATTTGTTACACTATGATCAATATAAGATCCTGCATATATCATTGTTTTTTGTGTAACATTATGAGATGTTAAATTAGGATCTCCATTTGCATCCCAACCATATTGGTGTAAACTCATATAGTTATCATAATCATTTTTCCATTGAGGCATCAGTGTATTATTAGGTCCTGTACCTATTTCATGCCAGTTAAGACCTGGCTGTCCGCCCCATAATGCATTTCCACAAGTACCTCCCCACGCATTTCCACTACTACCAACATTAGTTTCATGGTATCCACCTGGATTACCTCTAGACTCGTCTTGGAATACAACCACAATACTGTCTAAATCTCCTCCTTCAAACTCATGATAAGGATCACTGAATCCTTCTTCTCCAAATGGGTCTTGCCATGGATTAACTTGATTAAATCCATCAGTTGCATAAGATCCAGGTAAGATCATTATTTGTTTTAGTAATGGTCCATGTGTAGCTGCAATGTATGCTGGATTATTACAATCAGCTGGTGCTCCGCCTATTCCATCTACCATAGTATGAGCCATAACTGTTCTCTTATTTGCAGGTAAAGTTCCTGTTGCCATTGGATTTACTCCGGCTCCATTTGCTCCTTTGTTACCGCTTAGTGGATAGTTAACCCAAGCTAACCAATCTTCTGGTGCTGTAGCACTACCTGGTGCAGCTGCTCCTGTATTATTACAATTATTACAAGGACCAAACTGACTTCCATGAGCCCAAGCCCCAGGAATAACATATAGATGTCCTGAGTATGTTGGGAAATTTGATTTTATCATTTGGAATGCTGGCTCAATTACATTTACTTTAAAGTCAAGCATTGATGACAGTCTATCAAGGAATGATCCTCCAAATGTTGAAGTCATATCAAGGAATACATATATGTTACTGTTACCAAAGCATCCAGTATCACATGTTACTTCTTGATCTGTTAATCCAAATGGTACATTACAATCATCACATACATCAGCTACTTTATCGAAGAACTTTTTCATATCTATTTCATCTAAACAATTTTCACAAATAGATTCAAACGTTCCTCCTTCTGGCTCATAACTAGCACAGTCTAAAGCACAGTCTTGTAATGTTGGGTATTGTCCTGTTCCCTGGAAGTTTTGTATACATCCAAATACTGGATCACAATCCCAAGACGAAGATACTCCTCCACATGATGGATCTAATGGACATCCATTACATCCTTGACATGCGACTAATCCTCCATTAGTATTATTAAATGTTCCTGTTCCATCACCTGGATCAATACATTGTGTTACTCCATTATTTATAACACAGTTATATGATTCTACATAACATGGTTGTGTATTCATACTTATTGCCATATTACAATTAGCAAGTGTAGCAAATGTACCTGAACCATCTCCTGGATCAGAACAAGAATATGAATTAGTAGCTGCACTATAAATACAATTATATGATTCTGGTGTACCACAATTTTGTATACATGCTTGTACACTAGCATACTGACCATTACCTGTTCCAGGATCAAAACATGTTTGAGTTAAAGGATCACAATCCCATGATGGTGTGTTAGGGCAACATTGTGGTGAGGCTAAACATGCAGCCTGAGATGGGAAACCTGGTCCCGCTGTCGGTACACAGTTACATCCTCCTAATGGATCACATTCCCAAGCAGTTTGTCCTCCAGTACATAAAGCACATGAAGCGTATGTTTGTGTTACATTTACACTTAAACAAGTAGCTGGATCACAATTTATAATATCATCACAAGATATTTCATAACATATAGTAGCATTACCATTTATATTTATAACTTCTCCATTTATATAAGCATTATCTAAATCTGCAGACTGACATACATTATTAATTACAATAGTAGGATCTGAACAATCTGTTAATTTATAACATGGACATCCTGAACCACTTTCACAATCTGGACAGGTTGGATGAACTGTATTTAATACAACTGCTCCTACTGGATTACATGAACCTGTTCCACAAGTACCACATAATTGAACCTCATAACATTCAGTTGTATTTAATGGCGCTGGAGGTGCTCCTCCTAGTGTTACAACTTGTCCTAATTCTGCAGATAGATCATTTGTTACTACAGTACAAGTACTAGTACAACTACAAGGACCACCGTTTATTGCAAAACAAGCTAATGATCCATCAGCACTAACATAATTCTGTGCCAGCCACGTTTGCATTGTATTATAATCCATAGCTGCATTACCATAACCTGCTGCTACTAACTCAGCTCTAGCTGTATCCCAACTCTCAGTTTGACCCCAATAAGAATTAGTCATGCCATCTAGCGGCTGATTAGGATTAGTACCACATTTATAAATACGTAGTCCTGATAAAGAAACTATCATGTTTCCAGTAATAGGATCAGTACAATGACTTGATTGACTAGGCAGGATACTGTTTACTAACTTTTTAGTATTATGCAAATCAGTTGGATTATCTATAGAATATTGTTGATATCCATTGGAATATCCAACTCCATTAGCTGTAGATATTAAAGTACGAGTACTACACGAGTCAGTACCACTAAAGGTACACGTACAACTATTAGTTCCAATAACAATATTACCAGTGGTTCCGCTAAACCATGCATTGAATTTTGTCCTTAAAGAAGTATAATTATCTGCTACAGTAACTCCTGTAATTCCTAATGCTATAGCCTCATTACGTAGAGTAGTCCAATTTGAATAACTAATCTGAGAAAAAGGATTTGGAGCACCTATAGCTTGTATACCCCAAACACCTCCTTGGTTTACCCCAGAACCTGGGAAACCAAATAACTCACAAGGTTGTACAGAGCTTACAGTTGCATATTTTAAAGTCGCAAAATCAACATTATCAAATCCATTTCCTGGTGTAGTGATAAAGTCACTTGCTGCCATATGTTGATCACTACTAGTAGCTCCTGCAAATGGAGTTGGTGAAACCAGAGTTAAAGTATTTATGTCTGTCCCATTACAGGTCCCTACAGATACGGTAGAATCACAAGGACATAACTGATAACATTGTTCATTAGATACACAACAGTCCGTACAGTTTTGATATGTATTTGTTACAACTACCGTTACTGCTCCCGTTGAAGGACATGGCTGTGGTGTGCAATCTATTTCATAACATGCTCCTGGATATAAATCTATTTCTACTATAGTACCTGTACCAATCATACCACTACAATATAATGATAAATCTGTATCAGTAATTATTTGTGCAGGGGCTCCTGCTACTGTATTACAAGAACATAAATTTAATGTATAACAAGGATTTACCAAACCACAATCAGTACAATCTCCATTTGGATCTCCTGAAACTAAATTTACAGGGTTAATCAGTGCAACTCCTCCTGGACATGGATTTATTATATCAACTTCCCAACATCTTTCGCCTGCTGGATCTCCATTATCCCAAGTTATAATTCCTCCAACATATCCTGCAAGAGCCGGATCATCAGAATATTCTGTAATATACGTACATCCAGAACCTTGTAAACACACACCATCTTCACATCCAAAATTTACATTTGGATTTCCATATATACCACATGTAGCTCTTCTATCATATATTCCTTCTGGGCCCATTAAACCTGTAGGGAAATCAGTAGCAAAAGAATTACTACTTGAGAAAGGTCCCATTAATGCATCAGCATTATAAATAGCGCCTGGGCAATTATCAGGTAAACCATCGTTATCATTATCTTGATAAAGATTAGGACAAGTAGGATCACTTTGGAAACAAGGACAATCACAAAGACTATCACATCCATTAGCTGCTCCAAATGTTAACCAATCATGGCCATATCCAAATGCGTGTAGTATTTCGTGTATACCTACTCTAATTAAAGAAAATGAATTTGCTACTACTGCATCTCCTGCTTTTCTCCAGTTTTCATTTGCATCAAATAATAATAAACCTACTTCTGGAGAAGCTTTAGCAATTCCTGGATCATTGAAATTTAAATTTCCTGTAAAGCATAATCCTAATATTCCTGAAGCTCCTCCAGTATTACCACATCCACTTCCTCCTGCTGGATCTAATGCTCCAAAGTCTGAGAATCCAATTCTAAAGTCTCCTATTCCTGCTACTCCATTACTATCAGTAAAAGATGTTCCATTGTTACCAGTTATAGTGTTTGTTCCCATTGCTGGATCACCTGCAGTATATCCAGTTTCATATCCTAAATCTGTAAAGTTAACAGTTAAATTAGCTCCATATCCACAGTTTGTATTAAATACTCCTTCAAGCATTGCTTTAATTTCAGCAAACATTGTTTGCATTTCTGCCTTAAACTGTACATGTGTAATCGTATATGTTTTATTATAAGGAGCACAAAATGGCCAAGAACTAATTCCTGTTGTATTAGCTGTACCTGGCCCTTGTTCACAAGCTAAAGCTGGACCAAAACCAGGAATACCTATTGGGAATGTAGCTCCATCGTTAATGAAACTATAGCTAAAGTCTACTGTTTGTGCTATACCTGGTGCTCCCTGTGTTCCTAATGCTTGTACTGCATTTACTAATGCCGCCCACCTTTGTGGTGTATTATTTATACATGTAGGAGACCAAGTCTTTCCGTATGTAACCATATTCGGAGGCATCGTTGCTGGATCATTTACTGAACACTGATTAGCTGGTCCAGAAGTTCCTCCTGTACATTCACACTCTGTTAATTTATAACAGAAGTTTGGTGGAGGTGCACAATCTGTACAATCATTATGTGTAACTGTAATAACAGGATCTGGGTTAATCACATTAGCCGGATCACATGGACAAGGCATATTTAACCATGTTGGGAATCTTTCTCCCATAGGTCTATTACCTATATCATAAGAAGGAACTGGATTTATAAGCTCTAGTCCCTGCTCTATTGCTAATGCATTATTAGGATCATCTAATCTTAATAATGAATTTGTTATTTGATTTCCTGCTCCTACTTTTAGCATGTATGGATTATCTTGTAACTGTTCTACTATATTTAGCCAAAGTTTACCATCTGGTCCTACAACTAAATCATTAATCATAACATTACATCTAGTTACATCTGTCGGAGTTCCATACCATCCTGAAGCAGTAGATGCATCAGGGAATGATTTAACATGGTCTGTATAGCCTCCTGCAGAATTTGTAAACCACATAAATGGAGCCGCGTTCGGTCCTGCAGCATCAAATGCAGCAGCATCATCTGTTTCATTGTAAAATACAAAAGCTTGTTGAGCGGCCATTTCTATAGCTAATCCTTTTAATTTTAAGATTATTATCCCAAATCCACTTTTAATTAAGGTATTATTATAAGGATCATTTGTATCATAATATTGAGTCCCTGATAAAATTAAGTTTCTTCCATTAGGACTAAAAGCCATAGAATCTACTCTGTCAAGAAAATAATCACCTACATATGCTCCAAGTGTAGGAGATTTTTCTCGGTGTATCCCAAGAACAATGGAATTGAAAACTCCATTGTTTGCTCCTCCGTTATAACCATTATTGAATGTCCATCCTATTGCTGCAGTCGCTGAATCTCCTGTAACAGGATTTAACCCAAAAGCAAAGGTTTCTGAAGCTACGTTATTAAGATCATCCCCTTCAAACCTTACAGCTATAATATCATTTGTTTGATTTACTAATAATTCACCAGATCCTATTGTCTGGGTTCCAGATGCAGCTGAATTATTCCATCTACCAGTTACGACATCTACTGCAACAAACGCTGTACCTATTCCGGCACTACTAAATTTAATACCTTTGATATGCTGATTAGCCCAATCTGCACCGTTAGACATAACAGGAACATAGTAGAAATGCCAGTAAGCGCCAGATCCTATTCCCGTAGTTGTATTTACACACATAACCTCAGATGCTGATGCTGCTAAAGTCGTATTGTCAGATGCAGCTAGTACTTCTCCTTTTCCTGAATTAAGAGTCATATCAACTATAGACCATTTTATAGGACCATTTCCAGCACTATTTTGTATTACATAATACTGATGCCACACTCCATCTGTTACTCCTCCTGCAGCGTTTGGAATAATTACTGCTCCTTGAGCTGGGAATGTTTTACCATCTGAACTTGTTGCTCCTTGATTTGCATTTCCCTCATGTACGGGACCTGAATCAAGATTCATTTTAGTGTGAGTTCTATCATATATCCAATGACCGTCTGTATAGAACATTAAATCTCCTGCCGCAAAAGCGTGTCCACCTATAGTAGCTGCTCCTGTTGCAGAATGTACTGCTGCTCCTCTAAAAGTATAAGCATCTGAATTTGGTGCATTCGAGGAGTTAAAGTTTAACATAGTAGATTGTCCATTAAAATCTGCTACCGGTGCTCCTGTACTAAAATCTATTCCTAGTCTATCTCCATAGAACCAATTTGTACCTGCTATTGGATTTCCTTGGCTAGTACATTGTTTCCAACATCCTATTTGTCCTCCTAATTCTACTACATCTGTTCCTATTGTAGCACCAAGTCCTCCTGATACAGTTATTGTTGTTCCTGGATTAGTACATGATTCTAATAATGTACATTGAGGATCACATGGATTTACTAAACAATAACTACAATCTGGCATATTACCTGTTCCTACTGTTGCTGTAGCTATCGCAGTTACATCTGCATCTGGTAGCATACCAGTACAATCAGCACTAGCACTTACTGTCCAACATCCTGTATAAAGAATACCACCTACTGTTATATCTGCTTGAACTACAGATCCTACATCAGCAGCTGTAATACCTGTTGTTACATTAACAATTTGATCTGGTACATATGAAGGACCACAACAATGTGCTACTTTTACACATGTTTGTCCTGAAGTAGCGCAATCTGCACAATCTGCATAAGACGCAGTTATTGCTCCAGTAGGATATACTACTGTTGTAGGTCCTAAACAACCTACTAATACTTTATGACAATTATCTTGTGCTACTCCCCCTATTGTAATATCATGAGCATTAGCTGCTCCAATAAAAGGATGAAGTGTCGGAGAATTCAAATAATCAACACTAGTTATATTTCCTGTAACACAATCTTCAACTCTTAAATAATATCTACAAGAAGCACAATCTACTTGGGTAGATGATACAGTTAGAGCTGCCTCAGTTCCTTGAGGACCGGTTGGATTAATTTGTATTTCTCTACAGAAACATTCTCCTGCTAAATGTACTACTACTCCTGCTGCAAAATAAGCATCTATTAATGGAGTTGATGTAGCTCCTACTCCATTAACTGTATATACAACATCAGTAGGATCTCCACATTTTGGTAATTTATAATATACTGTTGGATCTGGAGTACAAGTAGGACAATCTGAATATGGCCCAGGACTAGTATCTAATATAACTGATACTGGGCTTATACAAGTTGGAGATTTTTCTACATACCAACAAGTACCTCCTTGAAGTCTTACATATAAACCTATATAAGGAGATAATATAGCTTGAGTACTATATTGTATAACTCCTGTATCACAATTTGTTAATTTATAGCAACAATCTTCTGTACCTGGTGCACTTAAACAATCAACACAGTCTGTATATAAAGTTACACTAGGATCTGTATTATTTGGCCACTTAGAACATATATCATTATAACCTAAACCTGTAGGAATATTCGTCCAAGCATTTGTTGCTGTAACTGGGTTAATTAAACCTATTACAGCTGTCTGTCCAGTACCAGCATCATTTAATGTATGTAAAAATAATTCATAATTACCAATACCTACTAGCTTTGCAGATATAATATAAGTAATACTAGTAGCTATACTAAGACCTCTAACTCTTTCTATACCATATGCATCTTGTCCTGCAACAAAACTACAAACAGTAGCTAAGTCAGATATTACTGTATGATTACCATTAGCATCATCAATGCTCATTAATTTATTTAAACCTCCAGCTCCAGTATTATCTCCTAATACATAATAATCACCGCTATTATAATCTACAGATAAATCATATCCTAAACTAATAGTTGCATTAGTTACACTACCTGCTATTGCTATACCTCCGCTTAAAGAATTAGTATATCTAGCAAACGTCGCATTTCCTCCTACCATATCACCTGCTACAATATGTCCTGTTGCACTATAATCATAATCTAAACATTGAGGAACTGTAAAAGCATTGGTAATTAGCTCAGGATCAGATATATAACTTGGCCACGCTGATGCCCAAGATATATCAGTAGCGCCTGATGTATATATAATATTACCATGTTTATCAAATGTTAGATCTTTTAGATTACCTATAACACCATTCCATGTAGTAAATTCAGAAATAGAACAAGTACCATTTAGTACATTATCAATAGAATAAATATTTCCATCTTCAGAAGTAAACCAAAAATGCTCTGTTGGAGCTGTTGCTTCACCACAAACTGGCGTTCCTCCATTACTAACTGAATATACATCGCCAGCTACTACAGTAGTTAAATCATTAGTAATTATTCCAGGCATTTCTACTGGGCCTAAAGAATACGTTCCTCCTGTTGGAGTTGTAGCTTCAATACAACATGGTAAAAATCCTATACATCTATCTTGAAAAACATCTAAACATGCTCTACAAGTATTATAAAAAGTATCAGGTTGTTGCCAGTCACAAGGTTGAACATGATGTGTAGTAGGAATTTCTGATGTATAACAAAAGAAACATCCTCTATGCTCTCCAGTAGCTGGTAGTTGCCAAACATCTGTATTAGGATCATTACATTTACCTGCATAGAATGCATAATCTGGATCTATACCTAATATTCTTAATGGGCTGTTCTCAAAATACCAAGCTGCATTTGCAGTTGAACATGACATAGGAAGACTTGTCCAAGGGAAAAGTCCAGGATCTGTAACTATTGAAGTAGCAAATGCTGCCCAAACTATAGCAGCACCTGATGCTACATCCCCATTATGTGTTACTGTTGAACCTAAAGCTCCTGTTGTAATCTGTACTTTATCCGTACCACCAATTCTAGAAATTGTTATAGTAGTAATATTTCCTGGAGCTGCATTTGTACATAAAGTCCAAGCCCCTGCTACTGTATCATATATAGCTACTCTATCACCAAAAGCTACATATACTAACTGAAGTGATACATCTACTCTACTATATGTGGCAACAGCAGTAGGATGTTTACCTGCTAATGCGCCTCCAAATGCAGATGATATATCAATTTGAGACGCGGCAGACCAAGCGCTTACTTCATTAGTATCTGTTTTTATAGCACCAATACTATAAATATTAGTTTCTCCTGCTTTTAATCCTACAAATTGAAATGTATCACATAATAGATCGGTAGTAGGATTTGTTTGTCCTCCACTTGCTGGGCCAGTCCACATCACATGACTTACAGCTTTAATAGATGCCCAATTAGCTAAATTAGCTCCACCTATTGCTTGTGGATTTGTTATTGTAGAATTATCACTATTCCATTTTAAATAGCTAACACTATTACCCCCGGTTGGAGAATCCCATATATACAGATTATCAGTATATTGATTATGTGCTAATCCTATAACTCCTGCGGCACTTAATTGCCCAATATCTGCAAGTTTATTTACTCTAGCAGTTGTAACAAGATTAGTAACGAGCCAAAGACCTTTATCAGTATCTAAGTATACCATGTCACCCTGATTACACTTTTTAATTAAAAGATCAGGATTAGCTGAAGTTGCATATGTACATGGAGTAAATTGTGGGGCTCCATATCTATAATATGTATTATCTAATAAAGTACCTACCATACTAGCTGTAGGAGCAGTAGTTACCGGAGCGTTTACATTTTCTATAATACAGTGTTGTATTGGATTACTTGTTGTTGTATCATTTGTACTGTATATTTCTGGATAATGTGTACTCCAAGTTGGGCTAGTAAAGGTTACTGATAAAGTCCATTCACCAGTTTTTAATGGTGTAGAAACAAAAATTCTTCCACTTTTTTGTGGATCTCTCCATATACCTGCAATAATTCTTCCGTTATGATTTGGCTCCCATATATTAATTCCTGCATTATCATTAATATCTATAGCTCCCTTATTTGTTACAGACCATACATTTAAGCTATTTATTTCATTCCAAGCAATTTGTAAAGTAGGAGAAGCAGCCCCAGAAGAATCTAAATTACCATAATAAAGATGTCCCTTAGTAGCTGTACTATCATGAGACCAAACAGCATACATATTATAATATCTAGAATCGTCTCCTGGAGAAGCTGGCCATGGTCTTGGTCCTTTGTCTAATCCATTTGTATTTTGGTATGTTGGATTAGATAGTTGTCCTGTAGTACCATCAAAAGAGAGAACTTCAACTTTATCTAAAAGTTGCGGAACATCATTAGTTCCGACAGTAGGTCTATATATTGTTGCTACTTTATGATTATTTACTCCAGTTGTAGATATTTCTAAAGGTGTAACATCTACTACACCATGAGGACCATTATCTTGCCAGCCAGTATAATTTGTACCTACAGCACTCACAATAGGCACACTATAAGATTGATCAATTATAGGCCATCCAGTTGAGTTTACTGCTAGAATTTGCCATGTAAGCCATCCATTATCAGTCCAAGTACCAGAACTAGAAGTAGCTGACTTTGCAATTATCCAAAATCCACTATCATATGCTGGATTAGGAGCTTTATATGTTCTTCTGCATATTGTTGCCATACGTCCCCCAACACCAGTTTGAGAACCCGATAATGTACCTAGTGTTCCTCCTGGAGGAGTTTGTCCAGATAATGTATAATTACTAAATGTTCCTAATCCACCATCACCTGACATATCAACTAATCCTACTCGTATACCACTGGTTAAAGCATTTGAGAATACCCAATAATATCTACCTTTATCAATTTTTGCTACGTCAGCTAACGTATCTGGAACTTTAACTATATTTACAGATTGTGGTAAACTTTTAATTCCTCCAGTAGTACTGGAGCCATTCATTATATTACCAGTTCTATTAAAAATTTGATTACCGTCAGAAAAAAACATCAAGTCTCCATCAGCATAAGACTGTGCTCCATGAGTTACTGCACCATCTGCAGTTATTGTTGCACTAGACCAATGAGCAGTACGATCAGGAACACTTTCATTTATTGGAGGAGTGGCACCATTTATTGTATTAGTTAGTATTTGAGTACCTGTAAACCACTTTTGATAATCTTTTGCTGACATTCTTATTCTTTTATTTAATTATACTTCCTGTTTAGGATAACACTTTAATTCAACCCAGTGACCACTTTCATGGAATCCTGTATTCATAGGATTAGGTTCTGTAATACTAATAAAATATTTACCTCTTTTAGTTTGATTTGCTCCTACTCCTCCGCCCATAAATCTAACTATATCTCCCATACCATAAACTACTGATGCGTCCCAATCAACACTTCCTGCAGCTTGCCAAGCTTCTTTTACATGCCCACAAACACTCCATGTTGCTGGACCAATTCCATTAAGTCCTGTCATACAAGGAAAAGCGAAACCAGTATTATCAAAACATGTGCCTGCTGGTTGTACCAAAGGGGCTACTCCTTGCCATCTTAAATATAAATATTCTCCTGGATTTGCGTTTGGTTTCATATAAGCTTTTACTACTTTTCCGTATGGGATAGTTCCATAAGATTGTGTCCAAACAATACTACCATCTAATTCCCACTCACCTTTACAATTACAAGGTAATGGTGAATAACATTCTATAATTTCAATATAAGCTCCTAAAAGTTTTAAATTGCATAGTTCATCTTTACACTCTTTTCCAAAGCGTTGTTTATCAACTAGTTCTGCTGCTTTTGTAGCAAAGCAACATTTTAACTTATTTAATCTATAAGTTATATCATATTCTGTTATTACTGTAGGCGTCGCTGTTTTACTCATTACAATTTCATTATAAAGGCTAATACATAGTATTTATTAGTAATATCAACATTTGCTCCATTTGGTGCAGAAAGTCCTGATGATGTTCCATCTCCTGTTTGTCCACTTATATTTGTTGTTGCTTGATGATTGTGTATACCTGCCCAAGTAGTCCAATATTGTCCTACTGAATTACCACCACCTTTATCAGCCATACCTCCTGTAACACCGTTTGCTGCATCAATCTGGTGTCTGTGATTTCCATTATCTGCAATAGTTGTAATTGCTGTTAAAGTATTTCCGCTATGTGTATGTGCTGGGATTTGAGAAGGCTCTAGATTTACTGTAAATGATCCTCCACTAGCTCCTAAATTATTAAAGGGACTATAAGCAATATTATCTCCAAAAGCTCCTACAAAATGACCTCTTAAATCTGGAGTCCCTTGAGTTCCATCACAAAAAGCCCACCCTTGTGGAATAGAGGCAACATTACCTTTCCACATGCATATTACTCCTGCAGGAATTGCTCCTCCAGGTCCTAATACAGTAGAAATAATATTACCTGCATTATATGTATTTGGGCATGGCGCAGCCGTACCAGTAGTAACTATAACATCTCCAGTAGTATTACCATCTAAACCATCAGATATATATACATCTGTTAAGGAACATCCGTCTGCTCCATCTGCTCCTGGTAATCCATTTGTACCATTTACACCTGGAGGTCCTTGGGGACCTTGAGGTCCTACGGGTCCTGTATCTCCTACAGGAATGTCACAACTATTTGCTTCTGCACATGTGTTACAATCACACGAGCAATGTTGAGGTGTTACACACCCATTTAAACAACTTTCACATGCCATTAAATATCTTTTTTATGAAGACGTGCATGATGCACAAGTCCCCTTATAATTACACAATTTATTTACCTGTTTTGCCATTTTCGCGGCTTTAGTTAAACTTCCACAGGTATAAGCATATAACATGGCTTTATAAAGTGTATAAGCTTCAAGAGCATTTGACTTATCTTCTCCACAAGGACACTCATCACATATATCTAGATTTGCTAACATCTTGTGTACACAACATTTAATTACACTAGACATTAATCCATATTTTCTTTTTGTGATTAAGAATCCGCCTTGAGTTCCGTCATTTACTAATATTCTATATTCAAATTCATAGATACCTTGAATTACCGTTTGACCTGCAGCTCCTCCTAAAAGACCCATATGAATATTAAATTCTCCATTTATTCCATTAGGAAGATCTGGAGAAATCATTGTAAAGTCTAATACGTATTTGGTTCCGCTCGGAGTAGTTACAATAATCTCCGCATCTAAAACGTCCCCTAATTCATAATTAGGTGTACCCCATCCACCAGGAGTGAATTGACTATATACACCTGTTATATCTGTAAATATAATACTTTTATTATCGCATGCTTCGTGTATCCTAAAATCTACTTTTGTTATTCCAGCCATTCATATACTTTTATTTAAATACGCAAATATAGAAGGGATTTCTCCCCTCTATATCTACATATATATTTATAACTATTATCCGTTACCTCTGATGTACGCTATCGTTACGATATGTACACCATTAGCAGTAGATACTGTACCACTAGCAGTTACGTGGATTAATCCCGTATGCTGATTTGAAGGAACAAGCACACTAGCTTTTACGTTAGCTGCTGCTATAGCTGCAGTAACCCATTGAGCTGCGCCACCTACTGCTACTCTTAAAGCACCAGTACCTGCTAATACAGCACCTCCGTTATTAGTATTTATATAAATACTATCAAGAACTGCGTCAGCTGGAATTTCTACATCAGATACCATAGCACCACCTGCCGTAGATCCGTCATATTTTATTGCTACAGAGACCGTTTCGATTTTACCTTTGGTTGCTCTGCTTTCTATTACATTTGCCATTATCTTATATTTTTAAAGTTAAACAATTATTTTATAGATTCACATCTGCGAAGTTACCTGGTGTAGATCCCATCCAAGGATTAATTTCTGCTTCGAAATTAGCCTTTTGTCCTGCACCTGTAGGTATTGCAACCAATGTCATTTCTGGGCTTAAGCCGTCTTTGTTAAGATTAGCTGTAGCGTGTCTATCAGAATGCGTTACTGCATACATAGCATATTGAGCTCCTGCTGCTGCGTACACTGGGTACGAAGGTACTGGGAATCTCATTAAGTTAGTTACACCATCGTATCCTAACGCTGCTCTTTCTAGATCTGAAACATGCTCGAAAGTACCTGATCCATAAACTGGAGCAACTTGGTTCTCATCGTAAGTAGTTACACCACCATCAGAGAATCCTCCTTCCATTACACACTTAAATGTTACTTGCTCATAACCATCAATGATAGCATAAGTTTGTGCTAAAGCTGTAACAGTAAATCCACTATCAGTTGCTACTGCACCTGTAGTTTGAGCTGCTACTACTAAACCTGCAGCGTAATCATCAGCGTTGATAGCTGCAACCATAGCTGCAGAAATCTCAGCTTGTGTAGCTGTTGCATCTGAAGTATAGTAGAAACGTCTTACTAATTGTCTTTCAGATCCGATAACTTTATCATATGTAAATATAATAGAGAATACGTATTCAGTTGAGTTTACTAAGTTGATAGAACCTGCACCCCCTGCAACTGCACCTACTTGTGCTTGTTGTTGTGTTGCTGCTAAAAATGCTGTTCCGTCCCACTTTTCAACTTGTAGTCCTTGGATTTTTGCCGAGAACTTTGGTGCTCCTGTTGTACCTTGTACAATGTAAACATATTCCGAATCCGCAATAGTTTCTGCTGGAGCTAGTATAGTCATATCTGACTTTACTAATGCTATCTCACCGTCAGCTAATGTAGCTACAGTTGCTCCTGCAGTTCTTGCTACACCCTTACCGATAAGAATTTTATAATTTTCATGTCTTGCCATTACTCATAATTTTTAAATTAAACAATTTTTTTTATTCTCCTGTAATTTCTGTGACCATATGACTCTGGAATCTTGGACTTGCTATATTCTCTAATGCTAAACCAACAGCTATACTCACAATTTCTATATGTGTATGTTCTGCTAATTCACATGACATTAGTGGAAAATTAGTAATATCCAATCTAATCGGTTGTCTTATGTATCTCAAAAAATACTGGTTTATTGTAAAAGTCCCGTCTGTAATTAACTCTGCCCATCTTCCATGCATCAAACGTAATACAACGTTCTTTGTTGGTTTATTAAATGGGTCATCTACCAATTTATCGTAATCATTATGAGACGTCGCATAAACTCCTGTTCTTTCGTCTACCCAACTGCCATTGCAGTCTTCATAACGTATTTCACATTCTTCATTAATGGCGAACCAATAAATGTCCGGACTTATACTCCCATCAGGCAAATCGAATAATATTCCATTTGGTTTAGTTGGGGTTTGTATCGCAGACGGAATTATTGTTGCTTCTGTAACAATAGTTCTTAAATCATCAGTACGTTTTTGCGTTTCCTCAAATGTTTCCGTTTTTTGGTTGTGTACATAACGTGTTTTTACAAAACGATCTTGAGCTCTATTAAGCCAAAGATCGATTTCTTCAGGTTCAAAGTTAGGGTAGTTAAGACTATCTGTCTTATCTAACCCTAATTTGAATTCTATGTGCATTTCTGCTAATGTCATTATTTTTTACTTGCTTTAAGTTTTGACTTTAACGATAATACTATATCCTGATTTTTTGGATCTTTTAAGTATAGTAATGCTGATTCTAAGTCGTGACCAATAGCACTATCACCGAACATGTAGTGACCACCTCTCACGCGAAGAGCATTTATACCTCTAAGATCTTCGACAAATACTCGAAGTTTGAAATCTGGTTGGTCTACAGTTTCATTAAAACTCCCTGGATCTTTATCTAAAATATCTGCAAGTGTATTTTCAATTAATGTGTCCGAAGCATTATCTGACTTCTTACCCATTAGTTTTAATACATTACGCATTTCAGTTGTTGTCATTGAGTTAAATGTTTTATAAGCCTTCCTTTTTTCTTTAATTTTAAGATTATCCTTTTTAGCATCTTCTTCTGCATCATATAATACATATTCTGCTTTTGGCCAATCTTGTAAATTATTAACTGAATTAGCTACACGTTTACTAGACATTAAGATTCTATAATCAATAAAATCTCTAGGTCTTTCTAACATTAAGGTTTTATCCTTGTCATTTAATATAACCGTATAGTCTCTCCAATATTCTGAGTACTTACCTAAAGTACCAGGCTTCATTTGCAATTCTGATTCTAGATCCTTTTCTTCCTTTTGTGAAAGACCGGTAGCATAGCCCCCTCGACCGAGAGAAGCTATGACCGTATCTTTACATTTAGGAAATCTATGAAAACCAGACCATGATTGTCTTTCTAAAGCCTTCAAAATTACTTTTCCTTTTCTATCTTTCATGATAAATTTTTAAATTAAACACTAATTAGCTGTTTGGAGCTGCCTTAGTACAAATCAATTCACCACAAGCCATAGGATTTTTAATCATCACACCACACTCAGTTAACATGTGTACTGAGTAACCATCAAGATTATCAGAACGCATAGTGTTAACAGACTTAGCTGTATTTCCAAATGGATCTACAGAACCAGCAGTATGCCACATCATATCCTTAGAGTCTTTCTTATGTACTGCTTGGATGTTTGATTCTCCACCAGCCATACCAAAGTCAAGGAATGTGAATCTGTAAGACTCTAATGGTCTTCCAGTATCAGCATGTAACTGTCTGTTGATAACTGTGTTGTCATATAATGGTAAGTGCTTAAGAGTAATCTTAGTACCATTTAATCCTAGGTAAGTTTTGAATTGTCCACCTAAAGACAAGTTTTGCCCGCTACCAGTAATGAATGTTGAATCAACAAGAGTCCAGTTTGAAGCTGCTGTTTTCATAGCTTTGTCGAATTCTGCGAATCCGTACTCACCTGTAAACGCAACAAACTCTCTTGAAGACTCAGGCATCACATTATAAGATAGATCAATTAAGAAATCTCTGATGATTCCTTCTGATAAATCTGTATAGTAACGTCTGTTAGCAGGAGCAATTTGCTCTCTAATTCCTGCTCCTTCGTATACTGGAAGACCGTTGTTACCTAACATATCTGTAATACCATTAGCATTAGCAGAGAATGTTGAGTACCAGTATGATCTTTCAATTTCTCTATACCACTGAGCCATTGCTTCCCACTCAGCGTATCTTGTCCACACTGTAGTTTTCTTTCCTGGGTTAGCAGGGTCAGCTAGTTGAATAACAAGAGCATCAGTTGCTGCTGATCTTGTTACTGTGTAAGATTTACGTAGAGTTGATAAATGATTTCTCATTTTAAATGGAGCACTGAAAGTCGTGTTACCACCAGTTGAGAATTCAGGAACTGTAGTATACTCTTTCGAGAACTGTGATCCTGCATCAATCAATAGTGGGTCCATGAATTTCGTTGGGTCTGGACTCGTTAATTTTAACGTGTAGATCCAATCTGATCCATCAAAATATGGATCTTCCATTACTCTTACTCTGTAATCTCTGTCATCCGCAACCAATACTTCTTGGTTAGCGAACCATTTTTCTCCGAACTTAACTCGGAATGTTGTACGGTTAAGCCCTGGTTGAGCTCCTCCGTCACCTAAGTTTCCAGTCACTGGAACTGCCTTTTCATCATCTCCTTGTAAGTGCCAGTCGTACTCTCTGTTTCCGATCTCAGAAGATCTTCCCATACCGCTAGTTAAATATTGGATTGGGTTAGATCCCTGCATTCCGAAGATACGAGTTACTAAAGTACTCATAACTTCCGGCTCAGTCAAATATGCTGACGAAAGGTGATTTTGTTGGGTCAAGCCCGAGTGCCACTTAGTTTTATAAAGTTGCAATCCGTTTATAGCCATTCACTTTCTTTTTTTAGTTAAACATTATTTAAATTTTAAGCGCGTTTTCAAACAAGCTGAAATCAATATCATTACCTGTAGCTTTTGTTCTAGTTTTACTCTTTAGTTTCTTTGATGAAACTCCAGAAGCTCGTTCTAGACTTGCTTTAAGTGAAGATGTTGCTTTTGTTCTAGCCTTTTTTTCAACTTTTGAAAAATCAAACTTATTATAATATAACCAAGCCATCTTAAGCTGAGAATCTTGATCAGCTTCCGAATCCATTACTAATCTTGTTTTTCCTGTCTTCCTATCAGGTTTAGTTATATAATCATAGAAATCCTTTTTTGCTTTCTTAGATACTGGGAAACCAGCGATTTCTTCTCTGGATGCAATATCGTCTTTAAGACTAGTAAGAAAATTTGTGTACTCAGCTTCTTTAGCTTGAGCAGATTCTTCTTGTTTTTTAAGAAGGTCTTTTCTTTCATTAGCTTGCATAGACTTTAATTTACTTAAAGCTCTGCTTGCTCTTTTCTCGATTAAACCTCCATCTACAAAATCTTGAATATCAGAAAGGATTTCATCCTGAGTGAAACCTTCACGTCTCATTAGTTCTGCAACTAATTGCTTTTGTAAATTTTCTTTCCCCTTAACCATCTTTGGGTCAATTCGGCTAAAGTCAACATCACTTGTAGCTTTTACAAAATTTTGAGGATCTCCTCCTTTATCTATATACTCAATAAATTCTTGTGCTAAAGCAGGAAGGTCTTCTTTGTATTTACTTACACCTTTTTTTATTTCATTCTCAATCAAAGATTTGATCCCATCTTCTGAGTCTTCAAATTCTTCGTCATCAAAATCAATAACACCTTCTTCCTTTAGGTAATTAGCAAGTACCCCAAGTTGTGATACTTCCTCAGAATCAGATTCAGCAACAGATTCTTCTGCTACGTCTTCTTCTTCTACCATTTCTTCTTTATACGCGATTTCTAAATTATCAGCCGAAAGAGTTTCTTTTTTCTCCTCTTCCTTCTTCTCCTCTTTATCATCGTCCATATGTTCTACTTCATCAGTAGTGAGGTCTGTATTTGTTAAGTCTTTGACCCCTGTATCAGCACCTAAAGTTTCTGTTAAGTTTTCTTCTGGTACTGATGCGACTTCTTGTACTTCTAGATTCTCAGCTGGCATTATTTCTGCAGCCAAGTTTTTAAATCCGTCTAGTGGATTATCGTTTGTATTCTCTGACATAATAATATTAGTTTTTTGAATTCGACAAAAATATATTTAATTAATTACATAAAAAAACCTTTTAACAGGAAAAAATAAATTTTTTATTGTTTATTATAGCTTTTTATTCATATCTATAAATCTCATTTTTCTTTACAAAGTTTTCAAAACCATAATTTACATCATTCCACTTAGAGGTCATATAGCCTTTTTTGTGTTTATATGGAGTTGAATAATCTTTTTTGTATGTACCTCTATCCATATTCCACAGTACATACATTTTAGTTTCGTTGTTCATTTTCTTATACCAAGTTGACCATCCTGCTTTTTTATCTTCAGCAGATAATGATTTCCAGAATATATCAAAATTAGTTGGGCCCATATTATATGCAGCAAATGTTCTAGCTTTTCTTTCTTCTGTTGTTGTAGCAGATTTTACATTACTTCTATCTTCATATATATAATCCATATAACGTCTTTGAGCTAATGCTTGAGCAGCTGGATCTGTTATCTTAGCTGTCTCTGGAATCCATCCTTTTTCTTTTGCCCATTTAAATGTGCTTGGTAAAAACTGTGCTACACCCATTGCTCCTGCATCTGAAACTACAGAATTCTTTCCACCAGATTCTTTCCATATTTGAGCTTGGAATTCTTCTTCAGTAAAATATGGATTAGTATAGTTCTCTAACTGTCGGTTTACTAGACTTTGATTTATTGCACTATAAGTCTTATTACCCCAAGCACCATCAACAGTAATATTTCTACCTTCTGATACTGCTAGGTTTTGTTGATCTGTAATATATTCAGTATCATCTTTTTTAGATCTATAATGATCTATATCTGCCCATCCATATTTATTAACTTTAAAATTTGATTTTTTTAATTCTTCTGGAATAACTGGACCTATACCACTGAAGTATGGATCTTCTTGTGTAGCCTCTGTAACAGGTATTTGTTGTTCTATTAAACCAACATTTGCTCGTAGTTCTCTTGGATCAACAGTAGGTACAGGATCTTTAGTACCATATTCTGCTTTAATTCTTTTTCTCCATTCAGGATTAGCCCCAACAAAACCTGATATTTTTGGCATAGATGGAACCTCCTTTTTAGGAGAACTTTCAAGGTTTCCTCCAAATCTTGCTTTTCTATATTCTGAAAATAACTTACTGTGCATTCGGTTTCTTTTTAGCTGCTGTTCTCTTTATAGCTTCTTCTGCTTTATTGGCCCTCTTCTTTTCATTTAGCTCAGCTTTTTTCAATCCTAATTCACCTTGCATTTTTTCTCTTTGTAGTGCCATATCTGCATTACTCTTGGCTTCAGCTACTCCTGCTTCAGCTTCTTTATGATCTACATAACCATCATTATTTTCATCAGCGTCTATCATTTTTGCCTCAGCATTAATCATAGCAACTTTGATTTTAGTTTCATTATCTTGTAGATTACGAGCATCTTCTCTAGCCTCTTTCTCTTGCTCCATCTGCATTTGCATTTGCTGTTGTTGTTGAGCAGCTTGTTGTTCTGCTTGTTGAGCTTGAGCTTGCTTTTTCTCCATTTCTGATTGAGCTGTTTCTAACATTTTTCTAACCTTAGTCATAGACTCAGATTGTAAAATAGTAGCCACATCTGTAAAGCTTACTACTCCTGCTTGTAATGCTGCTTGAGCTAAAGACTTCAATGATTCTAATGCTCTATCATCTTTAGAAGAATTTGAAACAAATACTCCATAACTAGAATTAGTAAAGTCTTCTGCATCTATATTTAAAAAAGTTCTCATCATATCATCTCCTAGATATTGAATCTTTTTTCCTGTTCTATAAGACATTTTAGCTACATCTAATAATGCAGTTAATACTCTTTTCTTACATTCATTATGAGAATAGAACCAGAATTCAGTAATATGTGAAGACTGTACTACAGCTCTTTCAGTGTTACCTACTAATTCTGATGTTTGTACTTGACCTTGTCTTTGTCTACTAACTCCTGATAATTCACCAAGTTCAGTTTTAATTGCATCTAGTAATTGTACATGAGTATTAATATAATTACCCATAGATAAATCTATACTTTGGAATTGATTAAATGGAGCTGCATCTCTAGATCTATTTCCTTCTTCTCTAGAATTAATAAACATTACTCCCATAGATTCTAAGTAATACATCCATTTAGATACATCCCATCCTTCAGACGCAGGTATTTGAGAAATATCCATTAATGCTACTTTACCTTTTGATTTAGCTATAGCTAATTCTGTTCTATAGTAAATAATATTATATAGATATTGGAAAGGCTTCATTCTATCAATTAATGAAATAGATTCTGAATTTCTTTCATTATAGATATAACCAACATATCCTGATTTTACATCACTAGGATTAGACATATCTCTACGTTGGTTTTTCTTAGGCTTAACATTACAATAAATATCTTCTCCAATTTTAGTACCTTCCCAATACTCACTTATCCAATACCACTTCAGTTCTACGCCATCAAAGAAATAAGATCTTCCTTTCTTTTCAGCATAATCCGGCACTTCAAATATTTCATCTACAACATCTTCTTGCGCCTGTCCTTGAGCATCAAAATAAGAAACAATTCCAATTTTTCTCATAGACTTCCATTCTACTTGTAGAACTCTAATCATTCCATTTCTTCGATACTGTCTAATTTGTCCAGGATCAAAAACTCCACTACCTACTGTATCTAATCTTTCATAGTTAACTATATTAAACTCGCTATATGGATAATTTAAACCATTACTTTCCATATTATCATTTCTTCCATCTGGTCCTCTTTCGAGTTTATCAATCTCAGAAGGTTCTAAATCTTGATAAAATTCGTCAATGACTGTAGATAAAGTTAACCATCTCTCTTCTATTACTGCTTGTGAGTCTTCTATCCACGGAGAATCTGGATCTAAAATTACTCTTACGTCTAATGGATTTACTAATCTAACTGTAGGATTTCCTGATATATCTCCTACCCAATAAATTTCTTCACCAGCAATTAATGCATCTTTAAATCCTTGATTAAACTTAAGCTCTAAATCATCCTCTCTCGTTAAAAACTCTAATATACTTTGAGCAGTTATTTCTTTTATATCTCTATATTCATAGTTAATATATTTTTCAATTTGAGCTGGAGTTTTTGGTTGATAAGTTGCCGCGGCTTCAGGATCTGTTTGTTGTAATTGTTGAAGTTCTTGTTGTTGAGCTGCCTCGTCTTCTGGGCTAACAACCACAGAATATAGATACTGCATCATCATCTCTTTCTTCATCTCTTCTAATTTTGAAATAGCATCGGGATCATGAGATACTACTTTAAAATTAAATGGACGTTTTATTTCTTCACCAATTAATAATTGAAGTTTTGGAGAGATAATATCATAATGCTGCATCTGTGCAGGGAATTCTCCTTCATTAAATCCAAAAGGATTTAGTACATATTGAAAATCTTGTTGATCTAGTTTACCATTAAACAAATCATAATTAATTTGTTTTTTAAATCTAGAAGATCTTCCATTATAATTTATATCTCCATACGTTATTTTTTCAAGCTCATCAATACATGTACGAGCCCACTTCTTGCCTTTCTTATTTCGAGGTAATTTCTGTCTAGGCAGATCCCCCAAAATATATGATCCCATGTTTTCTTCCATTATCCGTAATTAATTAATTTACAAAAATATATAAATTTATTTAAAAATTAGTTTAAAATCTTACTTTTCTCTTTTTAAAGTGAGATGTGCGCCAAAATTTATCACCTAAGCCGTAGTCAAACTGGGCTTCTAAATCAATATGATAGTTTTCATGTGAGTGTAAAATACATAACATAAACGCTATTGCGCGGTCAAAGTTACCATCTTTATCATATGCTATCAATTCTTTTAGTAATGGTATAGACAATATAGAATGTAAATTTAATTTATCATTACCATCTTCACCATCGGCTCTTTTTTCTAGCAACCAATCTCTTAAATATATTTCAGCTTGCACCTTTATTGGCTGACTCATGTGTACTCCATATCCTCTAGCTACTGTAGTTCTATTTACAATATCTTTTAAAATACTTGGTTGAGACTTCAATAAATGTAAACACTTTTTTTGCTCAAAATATATCTTCAAACCTTTTAAGTTATTTTCATATAAGGTTTGCGCATTGTAATATGTGAGAAGTTTTCTAATATTCTCATAATATTCTTTTGCGGTTTCTGGTCTACCAGTATATTCTGCTACTGGTAAATTATAAGTTTTATCAAACTTTTGGAATGTCTTATAAATAAAAGTACTTCCCAAAGAGCTCGTTGTAGAATCGTCTTGATCATAAGGGTCAGTTCCTGCAATATACAATCCAAACGGACTACTACCAGAATCATCTCTATAAGGATGTTCCCATATAACAATACATCCTTGTTTATCTTCGTTTGGTTTTAATGGGAATTTATTAATAGGTTTTAAATCATTATTAGGCATCCATTTTACTGTATCCTTTTCCCAATATAACTCACCTACCATAGCCATGTCTTGTGCTTTTTTAGTAACTTCAAGTTCAGCTAGCCAAGCATTTAATTCAATAGTAGGGAATATATTTCCGCTTGTTTTTAAGAAAGCTTCTCTTGGAGTCTTTGGTGACTGTGTGATATATTTTTCCCAAGTAGTTCTAGAATCTGTAGTTTTTAATATCCTGCGCTCTTGATCTAAAAATGTTTCAGCCGCTTCTCTATTAGAGTTACCATCTTCATCTACCATACTAACTACCTCGCCCGTTTTCTCTATTGTAACCTTTCCAGGCTTATACCACATATCATCAATAAAAAATCCAGCATTAGTTCCAAGACCTCCATCATCCCAAATATTCTCATAAGGTCTTAACCAATACTTTTCTGGATTGTAAAACATCTCAGCAAAATCATTAGATCCACCATCCATGTCACCCCCTGTTCCAAAGATAAGAGGCATACCAATCATAACATTACCATCTCTAAATACTGGAGCTGTTACCATATATGCATTTATAAGATTAGGGAATTTTCCAGCCTCCTCGAATAACATAAGGTCTGCTGTTTTACCAATAGCTGCCGAGAAGTTATCCTTAAACGTTAGTGTAAATATTTCACTATTATATCCATTCCAAACTTCCTGGCCATCTACCACTTCTTTAAACCTGGCTTTTACAAAATCTCGTCTATCTGGATTTCTACGCTTTGCCCATGCGGTATGTTTATTTATAAAGTTTAACATTTCAAATGCCATACTCATAGTAGCTCCAGAATATTCATTTAAATAAGCTCCAATAATACTTGTAGAATCTCTAAAGAAATTATATTGATATACACATAATGCCCCGTTCTTATATGAGAATCCCTTACGTCGGGCTTTTGCTACAATTATTCCTTGCCCGTTTTGTCTAGCTAATTCTACCTCCATAAAATAATAATAGTCCATATCTAGAAAAGAAGGGAATGTTAAGATCTTTCTTTCTATTTTACCCTGCTTTACTGTTGCTTTAATCTGTGTAAAATTTAAATAAAAATAATGAGCACCTGTAATTCTAACTCCTCCTATTTCATAACCATCCATACATCTACGGGTTTGTTCATCCCAATATTCTCTATATGCATAGGTGCCTGGAGGAGAGTTAGTATAATATCCATTCTTTATGAAGTTTTTAGCTTCACAAGAAAACTCTCTTGTATTAACAAAATGTGGTACTATTTGGAAGTGATTCATACTATTTAAATTTATACATTGCAGAAAACGAATTAGCTACAGGAGTGTTTACTACTAATTTAAATCCAGGAGGCATAATAAGCTCGTCTTCAAAAAATTCTATACCTGCCCCATCTAAAATAGTTATTCTATAACATAAAAAAAACTCTCTAATATTAGTAGGATTAGTGTCTTGCTTTATAGATATATCTATCTCTAGATCTCCACCAGATATATTAGCTATTCTTAAAAAACTAAGCTCTTTATTATTTGTAGGTATTTCTATATCCCCAGGTCCTGTTCTATGATTGAACAATCCTTGACTCTCATTTATTTCTCCTGTTACTGCCATTATTATATTATTTTAAGTTAGAGTTTGATCTACATTTGTTCTTAAGTTAACTACATTTACTAATGTATATTCAACTTGAAAATACATATCTGGCTGTTTAACAGCATTTATTACAGAAGGAGTACTTAAAAGCAAAGGTTTATTTGTTACTGGACCTAACATTGGTGTTCCATGTTTTTCTGCATCTAGTGTTACTTGATACCACCAATCTAGTGGATTTGAACATATTACAACTTGCCTTGGTATTCCACCTATAATCCTATCAGCATTTGCTCCTCCAGAAGCTCGCCAACCAAATTGAATAGGATAACTACCCGAACTCCATCCTGATCCTACTGTACCTAATTTATTTACTAATATACTTCTAATATACATTACTTGGTTTGGTCCTGGGGTTGGAGTAATAGCTATACCGTTAGCAAGACCAGCTCCTGTTGGCCATCCCGACGGGTCTGTTGCGGCTGTACTACCAACTACTTTAGTAGTATAGATTCTGCTTGCTTGTACAACCTTACCATTTTTACCAAAACCTGCTGTAGTTTTAAGTAGGTTTTCTTCTAATTCCATACCTAAGAAATTAGCAGCATTGGTATAAGCTCCCATCTTAACATATCTAGGTCCAGATCCTCCTTCAACAAAAAAGTTTTGCTCAGTAGTTACTCCAATATTTAATTCATTTCTTGCCCTTAATGTTCCATTTACATCCATAGCAGATCCAGGAGTCTGTGTTCTAAAACCAACAGTTCTATTGTCTGTATTTATATACAATGTTTCTTGAGCTGTAGCATCAGAACCTATTTTTACAACACTCCCTGTATCTGTAATTTCAGAATCACCTAATGTTGTTGGATTAATCCATTTAGCAACAGTGTCTCCTGTACCGGTTCCCCCTACAGTTCCCATTGTACCAGTACCTAATTTACCATCAGGTTCTACAACAACAGCATCTGTAGAAGTAGAGGCATCTAATTTTTTTAGATACACATAATTTCTAAATGTAGAAATCCAATCAAATACATATTCCCCTATTCTTTTCATCTACATTTCTCTATTTTCATATACAACTTTTCCGTCTCTTTTTAAAGCTACTGTTAGTTTTTTTCTATTTTCTCTATGAGTCACATAACTAACGTGTATCCAGTTAGGGTTTTCTTCATCTCCAAACTCCCATATTAACTGATCAAAATCTAGATGCTCTTTTATAAAATGATACATTTCGGCATTACTACATCTTCCAAATGTATCATCAAGATCCATTGCTTGACCTTTCATATGCTGTGATCGCTTACTTCCACCAATAGCAGTATTAACAGGTTCTCCCCTGAAAAAACTATTTATTTTTATTGGTCCTCCTACATACGCACGTAATGGTTCGAATACATTTTCTGCAATCTCTTTCATACACTTAAGCTGTTCTGTGTTTGGAACATTTTCCAATCCTAGTCTATCTGCAGTTCTACTACGAACTCCTTCACGATAACTTACATGTTCACTAATTCTACCTAACTTCATTACGCTTTACAACATTTATCTCCTGCATCACATACTTCAGGTTTTATACACCATTCTAAACAAACTAAACCAAAGGTTATAGCTTTTATCCATTTACAAAATTTAACTTTCATTATTTCTATTTTTTTGCGAATTTTTCAATACCCGCTATTCCAAAACATCCTAATACTAAGAATAGGAACGAGTCATAAACAAATTCATTTATTACTAAATCTTTACCACACCAACCTGTAATCATATCGGCTAGCATTATTAAAATCATAATCACAAATGCAATAAAGCCTACAATAGCTTTTTCATTCCAGTCATTATCATCTTTGAATATCTCTAAAAATTTTTTCATTAATATCTATTTAATTATTAAGTTCATTTACAACACCCTGAACTTTTTTAGGCGCTTTCTTGGGACATAGTTTAAATTTTATATCACCTTCAAATCTTTTAACTTCTATTCCATCATTAAAAATAATTACTGTTGGTAATACTTTTATTTTAAAGGATTTGGCTTTTTCAGTTTCTACATTCATAATATAATACATAGCTCCTGTTATTTCTGATAACCAAGATGTACACATATTAGTTTCATTCCAGGGGGCCCAAAATTCAACAACAGATGTTCCACTATTTACTTTTGTAAAATTATCATCTGTTAATGTTGCTTGTGCATTACTTGCTGTGCCCATAAGAAACACAAATATCATAATCAAAATATAAGTAATATACGTTTTTATCTCATTAGTCTCTTCCATTATTTATATAATTTTTCTTCTATCTTTTCGATAGACTCCTTAATTTCTGTTACATCATCCTGAGTATTTAAGATCGTTTCGCGTATCATTTGATCTTTTAAATCATACTCCATTCTAGTTACTTCTGGTTCTGGTGGTATTGGTAATTCTTTCGCTTCTTCAATATCAGCTTGTAGAGCGAACCACATTCCCACTAAAGAAACTATTCCAGCTATAATTAAACCTATTGTTTTTAAGTCTAATGTTATTTTTGTATTTTCCCCAATCTCTTTTGCCATTCATGTTATAATATTATAAAGTTAATAATTTATTGAGTTTGTATTATCCATCCTGTAATAATATACTTATCATCTGATATAGGCATTAATGCTCTATGAGGCCATTCCCATGTAGAAGGAAATAAAACTAATTTACCACATTCAGGTTTAATGCTGAAATCTTTAAACTCAGTTTCGCCTCCTTCTTTTACATCATTTAGATACCACATGTAAACAATATATCTTTTTTGTGAAGATGTTTCATCTACATGCCAGTCATAAAATCCAGATCCTTTATCATATTTTTGTACCTGATAACCTGAATCTGCTATATTAGGAGGAAAGTATACTTTGTCTCCTACCATAGTTGCATTAATATATTTAGAAACCTCATCTTTTAATTCTTCATATAATTTATTATCTAAATCTTTCCATCCCTCATTAAGACTAATATTCATATCTGTAGTCTTTTTAATATCTTCATTTACTCCTCCAGCCATTTGTCCTGGAGCTTTTCTCTCATCACTTTCAAATCTTTCTATCAGTTGTTTACATAATTCTGGTGAAAGGCTATTTTCTTTTATATATAAATTTTCTTTAGTCATAAATTAAACTGGTTTTCTTGAAAAAAATTTTTCATTCTCTAATATTTTCTTAAGTACTGAACATTTTTCATATTCTTCAGTTTCAATAAAATATTCAATCATACCTTCTAGATCTGGCTCTTCTTGTCTAATGTCATAAGGTAATGAACACTCTCCTTCCTTATCCATTATTTTATCAAAAGTTTTAGCGCCTATAATAATTTCATAGGCGTTGTTCATCGCTTCGTCTAATATTTCTGAATCATACTTTTCCTGCATATTGTTTCTTTTTTATACTACTAATTAATTTTTCTAAATAAGCTGAGAATAATTCTAGAGGCATCCATTCTAATGTACATATTGATTTACCTTCGTAAAACATTACATTACCGAATACATCTATTGTGTCTTCTCCACCTACCTTTCTAGTTAATAATTTCTTATGATCTTTAGATGGTCTAAACCCATAATTATCTATTAATTGCTTTCTTGTAATTGCCATGTTATTGTTTTTTTCTAATATATTCTAAAATTATATCTATCTTCTTTTTTATTTCATTCATATTATCAGCATTCTTCTCATGGTGTCGAGAAAATGTGTTTTTTACTTCATGTATGCTAAAAAAGAAAAAACGATATAAAGCATATAAAGCTCCTAGTAATAATACTAAAGGGAGCCCGTATCCTTCTATAAGTTTTAATATTTCTTCCATTCACTATTCTGTTTTTGCATTGGGCCAGTAGCCTAAAGGACAATCCGAGGATCTCCAAGTTGCTTTAGTAGTGAGTATACATCCACATCTATTACATGTTCCTCCATGATTATGTGTACATTTTGAACATATATTAAGTCTAGCTGTTAATTCATTTTTATCTACTTTAACCATACCATCTGCTACGTGATCTACTATAGCTTCACCAAAATTTAAAGCCTTTTTCAAAAGACTAGGGCTGCTAGTATTATTTTCCTTAACAGGCTCTATCTCTTGTTTTGGAACTTCAAATCCTTTTGAAGTAATTGGTGTAACAACAGGTTGTCCCACTTTTTTATTTTTATTGCATCCGCATCCCATAATTATTAATTTTATCGTTCATATAATCCGATGTCTCCGCCTCCTCTAACACGAGATTCAGTTTTAACTTCTTTTTTAATTCTAGTTTCTAACTTATCTAAACTGTCTACAATACTTCCTACTTTCTCTAAATTGTAGGCTACATCTTTTGCAGTATAAATAGGCTTTCCATTATCATCTGTTTTAAGAAAATCTATATTCTCAAAATATCCAGCTAATTTATCAGCTGCTCCTTTTGCCGCCCTCATGAGTCTCATTGTATGAGTCTCTTGAAATTCCTGGTATCTCTTGATGGCTTCTTTTATTTCAGGAGTTTCTTTCCATTTGTCCTCTTTCATAAAGTCCTTAATAATAACATCCTTTCGTTTATGTGTAGGATATACTGCATAAGGACTATTATAATCACACATAAAAAAGATATAAGATATTTCTCTAGTAGCTTTATCTTTACCTTTTGTTTTATCTTTTTTCCAGATCTCTCTAAACCCAGGCAATGCTAAAGAGTCTGGGTTTAATACTATATTTCCGTTTTTTAAATCAAATAATGCCATTTCTTAAGCTTGTTGGTTAGGGGTTGCACATGTTTGAGGAGGTGGTGAACTAGCTCCGCAACAAGTAGGATCTGATGCTGCATCTCCCCCATTATTGTTTGGGAAATATGGATAAGTACTATGAACTGGAACTAATGTATAATTTGTTTTATCTATACTCTGAAGGTCTCCTCCGCTATAGAATAAAATTTCTCCAGCCTCACACCACAGTGAAACTACAACACTAGTCGTTGCAATACTTCCTAAAACAGTTCCATTTATATCATAATGCTTTATAACATTGGGTTGGCCCATTTGCGCAATCCATATAGTATCAGTAGTTGGGTCATATACCATATCACCAGCTGGTTGTGTTTGATCTGTAGCAAATAACAACGTTTTTGTAAATGTACTTGTTCCTGGATCTAAGTCTATTTGGTATATATTAAAACCTTCATTATTTAAAAGCTTATTTACTCCCATTGAACAAAAGGAATTACCCGGCATAAAAGAACCTACATTAATACCATACATATTACTAAAAGTTACCGTTGTACCTGTTGGGTCTATTTCAAGCTCATTTATCAACCGTATAGAACTCCCTTGTATTGGTGTATAAGTAAAAGAAGTATATATTTTATTACCGAATTTAGCCACACTACCAGTATTTGATGAAAGAGTTCCGTTAAGATTAAAAGGAGGTCCTGAAATAGCAGCATTTATCATATTATAACAATCTTCTTCATTCATTAATTGAAAACCAACTCCTGGCGCATTCATTGTACTAGGTACAACAAATATTCCTCTGTTTATATTATCCCAACCAAAAGAACCACTTGTAACATAGGCAGTAACCATTGCGCAAGCATCTAATGCTCCTGATGCTGATCTATTAATTGCCTGTTGTCCTGGTGATGCACATGAAGGTGTTACTGTAGTAATGCATACAGGATCTTGTTTTAATGATGAGCATTCATTATATGCAGGATTACAATCACTAATTTGTATTGGTATCCATTGAGATCCCCAACAAGTACTAGCACAAGGATAATGATATGGATTACCTGGAGGAGCGCAAGATACTGGTACTCCTAATATAGCATTAGTTGGGGTACCACCTTCAAATACAGCGCACGGAAAATGATATGGTCCATTACCATCACAATCATTCACCTTAACATATTTCCCAATTTGGCCTGTGCAGGTTGGACAATTCGACTGACTACTACTATTAGCAGATAGAGCCATTGTATATCTTAAATTCTGTGGTAATAATTCTTCTGTTGTATACGGAGGTCCTACCCATGTCTTTACTGGAGTTTCTTTTTTTACTTCTTTTTCTTTGGCTTTAGGTTTAACATTAGATAGACGTGGATTTGATGCTTGAACTTTTTTAGCATACCCTGCTTCAGGCAGTTTATATTTTTTATTAAACTCTTTAGTAGGAATAGCTTCAATTTTTGTTATTAATCCGCCAGCTGCTGGTGTAGCGTTAAGTAATGGATTATCATTAGTAAGTCTAACAGCAGGATCTAGATTTGTTTTTTGTGGCTTATTATCTTTTCCAGGCTGTAATAATAAATCAGATAGATATTGTATTCTTTCTTTATCTTTTTTTGTAGCAAAATTAATCATTGTACCTCCCGGTAAAGAGAACGGGTACAATGATTTTTGTTTTGGATGTTCTATAAATCTAGATTTCTTTTTTGCCATTATTATGATATTTCGTATCCTCCACCTTTTATCGTATCATTGAATTCTGGTGCTGATAGACCAGATGCTGGATTTATTTCCCAGCTATATGTTAATCCATTATAATACGCATTTATATCAGCCTCTAAGGTAGCTTTTTGCTGTTCTAACTCTTTCTTTACAATGTCTAAATTAATTAGCTCTTTGTTTTCCGGATCAGGATTAGAAGTATAAAAGATTATATCCCCCTCAACTCTATGCAAAGACTCTGTCACTTGCTGTAGATTTTCTCTCATTATATCTATATTTACGGTCCAATTATTCATTAGCTGTTTCTTGGTTTATTATATATAATCTTTTCGGCTTTACTTTAAATACGCCAAAATGATGCAATCTCACTTTAGCGCATTCACCCTCTTCCATTTTATCTTGAACAAATTTAAACTGCGATTTAACTATACTCTCTACTACAAAATCTGGTAAATCATATTTTTCTGCTAGTTGTTCAATCAAATCTTTATCAATCATGCTTATTTACACCTTTTGTAAAAAACTGCATCTGCACCTGCCACATCACATGATTCAATATTCATTTCCCAACTCATAGAATATCTTAAATCGAGATTTAGTGTTGTTACAGGAGCATTATTAGCTAGAGCTGAATCATTCCATGGCTCTCCTTTCCAAACGATATTACTTAAAATGAGAGGGGCTGCCGCAAGGCCTTTCATCATGACATAGTCACCAGCTGGTAAAGCTTGTCCCTTACGTACTAACTGTGCACCACAACCACAACCTGGATCGGTTGAGTTGCTTTGCTTGTTTATTGCACTTACTAATCTGCTATTATCTGTTATTGCCATTATTCTTCGTTTTTAAATTTAGTAGCGGGTGAAGGAATCGAACCTCCGGCTCTGGCTAATGAAACCAGCGAGTTCACCATTACTCTAACCCGCGATATTATTTTTTTCTAAAAAGTAATTGGTTCTAGGATAGTTCTTCGCATCATCTTTTACATATGCATCACGATCTACTCGTACTTCTAAGAAATCAAATGCATCTTTCTTAAAGCTATCTTTATTCTTTTTTCCTAAATCCGCTATTGCTGTATACATATATCCACACGGAGCCCCTGAAGGATCTAATACGCTCCATATTCTCCTCGGAGTACCATCATTAGCTTCTGCTTTAAACATAACCTTGAGTTTGTGGTTATCGATATAAGTAAAAGCTTCCTCTTTATTCACGATACATGCATTAGCTTGTTTATGCGTACAGTAGAATAGTTCTTTCCAGTCTTTTTCCTTTTTTGCCATTAACTTTCATTTTAGCTATAGTTTTATACTTAACTATAATTATGGTGACAAAGATATATAAAAAAATCCTATAAAAAATAATTTTTTCTATAAAATTTTTTATGGTATATATTCTAAGATGCAGACCATTATTGAAAAGTCCCCCCGGTCTGAAAGAGAAATCAAATCCCCCCACGTCGAAATTAGATCATAACCATTACAGAATATTGGTATGGATAATACATCTACTACTACTACAGTTAAGTCTCCTAAGAGATATGGTCGTTATGACATTGTTACTCTTAAGTCTGACGGTTCTAGGAAGATAGTTCTTCGTAGAGACGGACAACTTAAGTACGACACTGTTACTGACAAGTTCGTATCAACTAAGGGAGATGAGTGGTTTGAGTATACTGAAGAGGTAATTCAGTATCTTGACAAATCCCTTCAAGAGAAAGGATACATTGAACTGTAGTAGATACTAATCATCACACCAGATGAACAGTATTGGAGTCGTTATACACTCTATCAATCAGTATAACACACAACACTCGGGTCGTTCCCTAACTCACTGACTAAGGTTTATCCTAAAGGTGAGAGTGTTGTTCTTTTTTAGATCTATGACCATTACTAAGTTTTGGTAGGTTAAGTGTTGTTCACTTATAATTGACGACTTAAGAAAGTTATTGTAATACAATAGAAGTTCGACAGATGATCTAATTCAGAAAAGATGTCTTCCTACCTTTATTAGGAACTAGTGTTGAGTGTGTGTGTGTGAGACACAAGGAGAACAAGTGTTATGACCCCTTGAGTAAAATCAAGAACTACTTGTCTCTTCTTTTTTTTTAGATCAACGACCTTTACTAAAATTTGGATACGATTAACCACAATCTGTGTGTGTGTGATACGAATTATATTCCTCATTCCCTTATAAAACAACTCAACACTTAATGATATTGATAAGAATGATGAAAATAAGTATACATAGACACTTATGTGTGTTAAGACTACCATTTAACTAACATTTTAACTAATTGTTATTATAGTATATTAATATATATATAGCTAAAGTGCTACTATGATAACTACAAACCGAAGAGAACAATGTGATAACCGTTCAACTAAACAAATGGCGAAAATACAATATACGCAACAAGAGCAAGATGCTATCAAATCATTACAAACTGGTCAAGCACTTGCATTAAACATCAAGAGAATTAACTCTAAGACTGATGTAAAGAACTACAGCATTGAAGTAAGACAAAGACTGTCTGAAAGTGCATCATTTAATCTATTAGGTTTTATGAATCCAAATAATCCATCATTCTCATCATCTAGTGGTGTAAGAGTTGGTTGGATGACTGTTAGTGCTGAACAAGCTACAAGTTTGTTTGGTGTTGATAGCAATGCTTTAGACAATTTACCTATTGATAGTGGTTTCACTAGAATATTTATAGGTAAACTTAATCCATCATTCGCAATGCCTGATGGAAGCGAGAAATACTTGCAATTACAAATCAATGCTAAATTCTTGAGTGAGTTTGACCCAACTACAGAAAATGGGAAATACAAGCACAATAATGTTGATAGAGTTGCAAAGAAAAATCCTGGTACAAACAAGTTTATAATGGGCTTGAATAAAAATACAGGTGAGATTGAACATATCATTGAAGAAACAGTGGTTAAATCATCTACAATGCGCGATGGAGTGCTTGTTAAAGATGGTTGGGACCACGTTATCATTGAAGAATATGTTGGTGAAGCAGAAACTAAAACAGTTCAACAAGCTGTTGAGCAAATGTCTGAATTACCAACATTATAGTATTAATCTGGTGTGAATAGTTGTGTGTGAGTGTGTGGCTTCGTGTCACCACTCTACATACATCTAGAATTACCATAAAAACAGTTTGTTATGAGAAATCAATTTAAACATCTATTAGATACATTATTTGTATCACTATTATACATTGGTATGATAGTATTTCCACTATTCATTGTATTAAACATATTAAATGTATGGGATCTAGGTAGTGGATTGTTAAATTTAATTGCCATCATATTTGCAGTAATATTTACTATTGCGTGTAAGTATGGTACAAGAGAAGCAAGAATTAGTCATAATCGTGGCGATAGATTCTTGTTTTAATTAATAATAAGGTACAGGGAGTTCCTGCTAAGTTAGTTACCGCTCAGCCTTATTTATCTTTTAATTTAAACTATATTGTTATGATAGTATTAAGATCAGAATCACAGGTTAAATCATTTATGAAAAGAATGAATAAAGAACATAGTCGTTGTTATTATGATTATGATGAATCGTATGACCAATGGGTATTTAAAGATGGTAATAAAATAGTTCTTCGTTATCATAGACAATTTGGAAATTATGAAGAACATAATGATCAGCTTTTAGCTGTGATAAAGAATAAAGCTTAGCGGCTTTATATTGTGACATTAGTCAGTCACTCTTAAATAGCATAGGGTGACTCCTATTCAGGGTTAGCAACCCTTATTCCTAGAAGACTAGAATTAAATAAAGCTAATAAGGTACAGGTATTTGCTTGATGATGTAAATAGTTCCTGCTAAGTTGATGTTATCCAGCCTTATTTATGATAAACTAAAGACTACGTCAATTAGGCGAGCCTTAAGGGTAACGAAAGTAGAGCGAAAGCTTGTCGTCACACTGCTCTGGTCTTTAGATACAAAGTGGATAAATGTTTAAAAGCCAGGCACCACACTCGGTAACAGAGACTGGTTAAGAAATAATACTTCATGGAGTTAATGCAAAAAGCTTCAGTCATTCTAGATGGGCAAGGTATGTTTTGATAGCAAACACAGAGTAATTTATAGCTGAAGGAAAGTTCCTTTATAAAAAAGACTTAGTTTTATAGCTGAGATTTCAGAATGAACTGTGGGCATATGATAGAAGTATAATAATATTTTCAACCACTTATAGTAGAGCCTGAGTCTACACTTAATTAGATAGGAACATCTAACCTCTGGTGTGTAAAGTAGGTCTCCATTGTGATGCATATAGTTTTCTATTTGTCGTAAATAAGAGTATGCATTTTCTTTTGGATCGAAAGAGTATAAAGAAGATGCTATGTAATGTATTACACATGATGGACTCTCTGCATACTATAATCTGGTTGAATCTCTATGAGTGAGTGACAGTATTGCTTGATGTGCCTTAGATGTGGACGATAGTTGACGCTGTTACTACACTCATATTTAATTAAATGTATAACTTAAATTATTAATTATGGAAAATATTGCTATATTTGCGCTCATTTTTGTTAGTGGAGTTGTATTAGGAGTTTATATTATGGTTCAAATAAATAATAAATATGATCGTAAAACTATGGATCAGTTATTAGAATTAGAAGATCATGTAGCATCTTTAAAAAAGTATAATCGTGCTTTATTAGATAAATTAAAGCCTAAAACACTCGAAGACTGATGAAATTAGAGATAAATAAAGAAAAAAATCCTGTTCAGTGGGCTCTAGATATGGCAGGTAAAGTAGAATGTCCTTATGCAGCTATGGTATTGTACAATAAACGTGATCAAATTATAAAACAAATTACGGTTATGGAACAAGATCATAAAGGTTATCAAAGTAAAGACATTAAACTTCAATTAACTACGTTTCGTTCAATGGCTAGAGAATTAGAACGAGCTGCAGAAATAATAATTATTGGTATATGAAAAAGATTATAGTCATTTGGCCTAGACTTAAAAAGGCTATGAAAGAGGTACATCCAGCTGAATTAGGTGTATTTCTTGGATTTACAGGTATTATATTTACAGGATTAGCTGTAGTAGCTTATTCATTAGTTATAAATCTTATAAATCTACTCTCATGACCAAAAATAACTCAGCATTCTTTGATATTAACCTCAATCCTTCTCGTGAAAAAGACGAGTCTTATGAAGATTATAAGAAAAGACAAAAAGAGGTAAAAAAAAGAATAAAACTACATTTGAAAGGGAGACGTATAAGATAATTTTATTATCTTTGTTTCCCTTTTCGAATTACTCAACGCTATTCACAATACAATCTTTGTATTTGTAGAGTAGGCAATGTTGGAATGTGCTTCAAAAGAGAGAGTATCCGGGTGCTCGAAACTGAACTCAGTTATAGGTTCGAATCCTTACTACTCTATAAATACATTATAATAACATTTAAAATTAATTGCAAATGGATATATCTAATCAGATATTGAGCGACATCGTCGTCTTTAATAAATACGCCAAGTTTATACCTGAAAAAGGTAGAAGGGAAACCTTCAATGAAATATGTGATCGTTATCAAACTATGATGATTACTAAACATCCTCATGTAGCCAAGGATATAAAAAAGGCTATCAGCTATGTAAAAGAAAGAAAAATATTACCTTCGATGAGGGCTATGCAGTTCGCAGGAGCTGCCATAACTAAGTCAGAATCAAGGATTTATAACTGTGCGTATTTACCAATAGATGATTATAGAGCTTTCTCTGAAATCATGTTTCTACTGTTAGGTGGAACAGGTGTTGGTTATTCAGTGCAATTTAAACACGTAAGAAATTTACCAGAAATAGTTAAACCACAAAAGACTCAAAAATATGTAATTGGAGATTCTATTGAAGGTTGGGCTGATTCTGTAAGACATCTCATTGGATCATATATGGGTGTAAGAAAGACAAAACCTGTCTTTGACTTCACAGATATAAGACCAAAGGGATCTAGGCTGGTAACGGCTGGGGGTAAAGCTCCTGGACCTGAACCGCTTAAAACATGTTTATATCATTTAGAAACATTACTAAACAGAAAACAAACAGGAGACTCTCTGACGCCTCTGGAGGTGCACGATATGGTGTGTTTTATCGCTGACGCTGTGCTTGCAGGTGGGATAAGGAGAGCAGCATTGATTTCATTATTCTCAATGGATGATGAAGAGATGCTAACAAGTAAATATGGAAACTGGTGGGAGCTGAATCCTCAACGAGGAAGGGCTAACAACAGTGCAGTCATTCGTAGACACCGAATCACTCACTCTGAATTTAAGAAGTTCTGGAAGAAAATCCAAGAGTCTAATTCAGGTGAGCCGGGTATGTATTTCACTAATAATAGTGATTATGGTACAAACCCTTGTTGCGAGATTGCCTTAAAACCATTTCAATTTTGTAATCTAACCGAGGTTAACGTTTCAAATATTGAGTCACAAGAAGATCTTGAGAAGAGGTGTGAGTACGCATCATTACTGGGAACTCTACAGGCGTCCTTCACGGACTTCCACTATCTTCGACCAATATGGAAACAAACAACTGAGAAAGACGCTTTAATAGGCGTTGGGATGACAGGTATAGGAAGTGGACAAATACTCAAGTATGATTTAAAGGGTGCGGCGCTTGCGTCTAACCGATCTAATGAATACTATTCTGAGTTATTAGGCATCAATAAAGCAGCGAGGGTAACTACTATTAAACCTTCCGGAACTACGAGCTGTGTATTAGGAACATCATCAGGAATACACGCATGGCATAACGACTATTATATTAGACGTATGCAATGCACTAAGGACGAGACTTTATATAAGTATTTGGCCAAAACTCATCCTGAACTAGTTGCTGATATGGAGTTAATACCAAACTCTGCAGTGATTGAGATCCCTCAAAAAGCACCCGCTGGTTCCATTTTACGACATGAAGAAAGTGCACTTGACATGCTAGACCGAGTTAAAACATTTAACTTAGACTATGTGCGTGTAGGGCACAGATCAGGTGATAACACTAACAATGTATCTGCTACAGTCTCTATTAAAGAGGATGAGTGGAAACAAGTTGGTGAATGGATGTGGCTCAACAGAGATACATTCAATGGGTTAAGTATATTACCATATGATGGTGGTACATACACTCAAGCACCATTTGAAAACATTTCAAAGACTAAATATTATAATATGATTAACTCACTGACTGCTATTGATTTACGTAAAGTCAAAGAAACTGATGACAATACTACTCGAAGTCAAGAAGTAGCATGTGCTGGTGGATCATGTGAAATAGTATAACATAAAAGATTTTGCAGGCATAATTGTTTAATTTTAAAATGTATGTTATGGAAAAAATAGTATTGATATTAATAATGGCAGCAGCAATGATTGGTATCATCGGTCTTTTAACGTCTAATGAAAAATACAAGGACTAATGGGACATATGAAATGGATCTCTACTCTTAATAACAGTGACCTCGTGAGTATGAGACAAATAGTAAAACTAGCAGAACAAGAAGATGAGCAGCGGGCTCAGTTTCAAGGTTCTAGCTATGAGGTTACATATTTAAAAAATGTAATAAACTATCTAGAGACGCGAATAGTCAATGGCTATCTTGCTGATCTAGAAGAAAATGAATAAGATATGATAAAGCTAATCTGCGCACATCAACAGATAGACCCTGTGTTTAAATGTGCTACAATGGATGAAGCTGTAAACTATCTTTCTCAACAAACTGTTCTTGGTGTCGATACTGAAACTGAAGGAAAGGATTTCACACGAAAGAGAGTCGTGATGTTTCAGATCGGTACTAAAGACTTACAGTTTGTTATTGATACAAGATACACTGGTATCGAACCTCTTATTCCTATTCTGGAGAATCCTAATATTGTGAAGATATTTCATAATGTTAAATTTGATTATAAGTTTCTTAAACGTTGGTGGGGAGCTGACATAAAGAATGTATATGATACTATGTTAGCTGAGTGTGTAATAAACTGCGGAAGAAAAGCTGTAGGTTATTCACTTAACGCATTGACACAGAGATACTTAAGTAAAGAATTAAATAAGGATGTTCGAAACAAATTTGTTGGACTAGATGGTAAACCATTTACTACTGAACAAATATTATATGGTGCTGAAGATGTTGAGCACTTAATTGATATTAGAGACCAACAATTAGTTAAAGTAGAGCAGTTTGGATTAGCTGAAGTATTAAAGTTAGAAAATAATGTATCTCTAGCTTTTGCTGATATAGAGTTTAATGGCTTACATTTTGATCAAGAAGCGTGGTTAGCAAATGCTAATGACACTGAAGGTGTAGTACATAAAATGGAGAATGATTTAGATGAATTGGTGAGAGCTTTAGAGCTTAATCGATTTATAAAGAAATCATTTCAAACTGATATGTTTATACCTGCTGAAGAAATTCGTAAGATAGATATTAAATGGTCTAGTCCTACGCAAGTGCTGCGAGTATTTAGAGAATATGGTTTAGATATTGAAAAAGTAAATGCATTCGAACTATCAAAATATAAAGATAGAAAGTTTGTGGATCAATATTTAAAGTATAAAGAAAAGCAGAAAATAGTTTCAACTTATGGTAAATCTTTCCTTAAATATGTAATGAAAGATGGTAAGGTACGAACTAGCTTCTGGCAAATATTAAATACTGGCCGTGTATCAAGTGGTAGTAAGGAAGATAGAAAACCTAATATGCAAAATATTCCTGCAGATAATAAATTCAGAAATTGTTTTAAAGCAAGACCTGGATATAGTTTAGTATCTGTGGATTATTCTGGACAGGAATTAGGTATTATAGCTTCAGGGTCTAAAGATCCTGTTTGGATGAAAGCACGTGAAGAGGAGGCAGACCTCCATAGTATATGTGCTGATATGGTATTTCAAGAGAGATGGCGTGAAGCCGATGCTGATGAAAAGAAGAAACTTAGAACTATGATTAAGACTATTAACTTTGGTCTTGCTTATGGTATGAGTAAATTCAAATTATCAGATACTCTACAAATATCAGTTGATGATGCAGAAGCATTAATTAACAAATATTTTACTGTATTCCCTAAAATCGGTGGATTTCTAGAGAATTTAGGAAATTATGGTAAATATTATGGTAATATTAGAACGTTTAAGCCTTATAGGCGCATTAGATGGTTTGAAGAGTGGCACAAGGGGTTATCCCCTCGTAAAGACTTTAAGCTGTTAGGTGCTATTGAACGGGCTAGTAAAAATACTCCTATCCAGGGAACTGGTGCAGATATGATTAAGTTAGCTATGGTTAAAATAAGAGATTATATTAACGATAATGACTATCCTGCATATATGGTTACTCAGGTTCATGATGAAATTGGTGTTGAAGTAAAAGATGAGCATGCTGAAGAGTGGGCTCAAATTCAATCTCAATTAATGCGTGATGCTGGTGCTGAAATAATACCAGATTTCCCAATGGGTGTAGATCATACAATTAGTAAAAAATGGTGTAAATAAAATTAAAAAAATGGATGCGAATGAAACAAAAGACAAGATTCAACGTGATGGGTTGAACAAATGGTGGTCCTATCCAATAAATGGAAAAGGAACATTACAATATGCTACAGGTGTCGGTAAGACAAGATGTGGTGTATTAGCAGCGGCCCTAATAGCGAAGAAGTCTGGTATGGATTGTAACATTTTAGTCCTAACACCAACTGAAACTATTAGAGATCGTGCTTGGAAAGATGAATTTAAGAAATGGGGACATATGGATGTATTTAATTCATGTGTAGAATGTGTATGTATACAAACTGCATATAAATATTTCGGACAGCATTATGATTTAGTAATAGCTGATGAAGTACATAATTATATATCTCCTGAGTATTTTAACTTCTTTGCTAATAACAGATATGACCGTGTGTTAGGTCTATCTGCATACATTGATTCAGTTAAATTACCTCTGCTTAATTCTGTGGCTCCTATCTGTGATAGAGTTAATACGAATGAAGCAAGGAAATTAGCATTAATCAGTGACTTTGTTATCTATAATGTACCGCTAAAACTTAGTGGTACAGAAAAGAGATCATATACTGGTGCAAATAACTCATTTAACCAGTTGTTCCCTTTCTTTGATAGGGATCTTAAACTTATGTACTCTTGTATGAGACAACAAAACTATGAAACGTTTCTTCAACGTAAAGGTATGAACCTTGATGATGAAAATAAAACGTTTCCATACCGATGTAATGCGGCAATGCTTAAGAGAAAGAATTTAATTTATAATGCTAGCTCTAAAGTTGATGCTGTTAAACATCTATGTGAACTATATCCTGAGAGAAAAGCGATCATATTTTCTCAGACTATTGAATTTGCTGACAAAGTCACAGATGCATTAGGAGATAACTGTGTTAGTTTTCACAGTAAGATGGGTAAGAAAGCCAGAAAAGCTTCTCTTGACTCTCTTATTGATAATAGAACTAAAGTAACACGTATCTCTACTGCAAAGGCTTTGAACGAGGGCATGAATGTCCCGGATATTTCAATGGCTATTATAGCCAGTGGAACCAGTAAAGCTAAAGACTTAATCCAAAGGATTGGTCGTGTTGTTAGATGGGAAGAAGGTAAGCAGGCGCTTATTTTTCATCTATACATTGAAGATAGTCAAGAAGAGAAGTGGGTCCGCTCTTCTCAAGAGGGATATAGTGTTGAGATAATGAGACTAGAGCAGACGCATTGATCGTCGCTGAAGCTATTAAAATTAGGATAACCTGGTCGGCGCCTAACTGCTCTAGTCTTCATTATAATGTTTAATTAATTAAATTCAATACTATGAATATACCTGGTTATGATAACTGGAAATTAGCTTCCCCTCCTGAAGATAGTACAGTTAGCCCATGTTGTGGGTCAGAATATGAGGAAACAACGAGTGAAGCATTTTGTTGCTATAAATGTTATGCTTGTCAAGATGTATTTGATGAGCCTATAGAACAATATGAATATCATGAACAGCAAAAAGAGTCCTGGGCAGACATGATGATGGACGAAGAGCGTTTAAATAAATGAACATATTTAAAACACTTGCTGAAGCGAAACAATACCTGCGTGATAACTTTAAAACTGGAACAGAATGCCCCTGTTGCGGTAAATATGTGAAAGCATATAAAAGAAAGTTAAATGCTGGTATGGCTCGCGCACTTATTATTATATATAAACTAACGAAGGATGGTAATTCTGTACATGTACAAAGTGAATTTACCAAATTAGGTCTACGTGCTACTACAATGGATTATGCTTATTTAGAGAAATGGTCTCTTATAGAGCAATCTGGCTCTAATGGTTATTGGAAAATAACTCAACGAGGTAAAGAATTTGTTGAAGATGATATAGATCTACCTGAGTATGCATTAGTATATAATGGTAATGTTTATAAATGGGCAGATAATCTAGTTAATATAGAAACTGCTCTAACTGAAGAATTTGATTTAGATGAAATAATGAAAATTGTTGAATTATGAAATGGAAAGAAGATTCTTATGAAAAAGCTTTGAGAATATACGGCTCACAAGCTGAAAAAGAAGTCATTGAAGACGTGTTTTTTGATGACGATGGTTATGGTTATGTAACGACGCAAGTCATTGATAATCATAAGATTACAACGTATAAAAAACAGAAAAAAGATAAGAAAAAAGTAGTATATAAGCTATGATTTTCTTATATTTGTCAACCTTTAAAACGCCTGCCTATGAACGTAGAAATCAATGTTGAAGGGCTCATTAAAAACAAATTAACCGCATCTCAATATGTAATGTTGGTTATGTTATATGAGTCTAACACTGAGTTATTTGTAAATTATATAAACCTTTATGGCTTTGCTAAAAAGGAACTTCAAGGGTTAGTGGATCAGGGATATATATTATCGTGTGATCCTAATAACCCTTTAACGTGTATAACCATAGCGAGGGACAAGGTTCGAAAACTCTTAGGAGTAGAAGAATCATATTTCACAGAATTGTTTAACACATATCCAATTAAAGTATCAAATGGATCGTCGTTAAGAATATTAAGACCTTCTAGTCTATCAGCTAAAGCTGCGAAAGTATGCAAAGAAAAGTATGATAGATTTATAAAAGGTAATGTTCTTAAGCATAAACATGTTATGGAATGTCTTAATAAAGAATTAGATATTCGAAGACGTGGTGGTAATCTACAATTTATGCATGCCCTAGAAACTTATATTAATAAGAATGCCTGGGATCAGTATGAAGGATTACTAGTTGAAAATAATACGATACAATCAGCTGATACTAAATATGGAGAAGATTTAATTTAATTATATGAATAAACCAAGTTTACATTATACTAGTATTAAGAAAGCAGCTTATGATGCTGTTCAGTATATCGATCAACGTCGACAAGGGCTGATAAAATCATTAAGAACTCCGTGGTCTAAATATAACCATGTGAGTATGGACGGAATAGAGTGGAATACTATACATACTATAGCGGGTATGTCTGGTAGTGGTAAAACTGCTATTATCAACCAATTAGAAACAGAGTTATTTAAACTAAACCCTGATGAAAATTTCAGTGTTTTGTCTTTTAACTTTGAAATGTTAGCTAGACAGTTAGTTAGTAGAAAATTATCGAATGAATTAGATATGACTACTAGACAACTGCATAGTGGTATTGAAGGCTATAATTTATATGATGCACAATTTTATAAAGTATTAGCAGCTCAGAAAGAATTTAATAAGCTTCCTATCTGGTATGTAGAAATGCCTGGTACTGTGGAGATGATTAAAAACACTATTGAAAAATTCATAGTAGAAGATTTCAATAAGGATAAGGGTATTGTTGTTATGTTGGATCATACCATCTTAGTTCGCGGGAAACAAGGTGAGATGGAACGACTAGTATTAGTTGAATTAATGATTATGGCTAATGCATTAAAAAAACAACATAAAATAGCATTTGTATTCTTATCGCAATTAAACCGTGAAATAGAACAAGCAGAACGTGTTACAGAACCATCGCAGCAATTTCCTAAAAAGAAAGATCTGTTTGGTGGTGATTCTGTGTTTATGTTTTCGGATTTAGTTATGGTATCTATGAATCCTGAGCAATTAGGAATGGAAACATATGGACCAAAATCTTGGCCTACTGGTGGAGCATTGTTCTGGCATTTTATTAAAGTCAGAGAAGGTCAGCCATGTATAGCTAAGATGAAAAATGAGTTAAAGTATAACCGTGTAATAGACTATGAAGTTACTAGTCCTAATTACCAATTAAAAATAGACGAAAATGAATAATTATTTTACTAATGATTCATATAATGTACGTCCTACATATACAGAGAAAGGAATAAAGTTAGAAACAACTTTACCTCCCAAAACTGATTATGAGCGTCATGTTTATGAATTGTTAGATTTAGCTTATGAAATAGAAGAAGCTAAACGTCCTGGCTATACACAAGATAGCTCTGATGTATTAGCTAATTTTAAAAAAGCAGCTGAAATGACTGGAACTACTGACTTACAAGCTTGGTCTGTATATTTCTATAAACATGTAGCTGCTATTTTATCTTATGCTAAAGATCCTAATATTCCACAAGCGGAGGATTTAGAAGGTCGATTTGCTGATGCAATAAACTATCTAAAATTAGGCTTTCATATGATAAAGCAAAAAGAAGAAGAAAACGAAGTTACTAACCAACAAAAATTACCTTTTTAATATGGCAAATTTAGTTATTATTTGTGGTAAGTCAGGCTCTGGCAAATCCACAAGCGGGAGAAATCTCGATCCAAAAACAACGCTTTGGTTAAACTGTGATCAGAAAGCATTACCTATTAAAGGTTGGAAAAAGAATTATAGTAAAGAAAATAAAAACTATGCAACTGCTTCCAATCTTGTAGATATTGTGAATACGCTCAAAGTTATACCAGAAAAAGCAAAGCACATTAAAACTATTGTGATAGACACTATTAATAGAGTTATGACTGACAAAGTTATGGGTGAACGTCACATTAAAGGTTTTGAAAAGTGGGCTAGCTTATCAGGTGGTATTTATGATATATTCACTGTTATAAACCAAACTATACCTGATGATGTTGATGTATTTGTATTAGCGCACTCTGATGAGGGCTATACTGATATGGGTGCTCAATATCGTAAAGTGATGACAGCTGGTAAACAGCTAGACAAGATTGTTTTAGAATCTATGTCGAGTGTAGTATTGTTTACACATATTGAATCAGATGGTAAAGGTAAGAATGAATATTTCTTCCAAACACAAACTGATGGAGTTTCAACTGCGAAGTCTCCTGCAGGTATGTTTGAAGAGTTCATGATACCAAACGATCTTGAAGATGTGAAAACTATAATGCATAAGTATTATAACGAGTAAAATATTGTTTAATTAATTAATTATTTATTATGTATCAAATTGATCAAAAAATTCAATCAGAAGGTACGTCAACCAAAGTATTTAAACTAGGAATTAGTGAAGGTGCTGAAATGACAAATGTAAGTGTAGAAACTGCTTCTAATGGAAATAGTTTTCTTAAATTCTCTTTTACTGATAGCGAAGGTGCTAATCTAAGTCACTTAGAATGGCCTATCGATACAGCTAATGAGGGATGGGAAAAGAAAATGACTTCTCAAATGAAGAGAGTTAAGCACATTATGACTAAGTTTTTATCTGAAGATAAAGTTACTATTAATGCTCAAGATTTTGATGGCTTTTGCAATCAAGTAATTGCGCTTCTTGGTAATTCTTATGTAGGTAAGAAGTTAAGAATAAAAACTGTTTATAGTTATAATAACTATGTATCTGTTCCTAAATATGTTCCATTTATGGAAGTAATGGATCAGATAGCTAGTGATAAGTCAAGGTTAAATATAACTAGCTTTGATAAAATGGAAAAAGATGAGGCTGATAATCCTGCATCTTTAACCTCAACTGCTCCATCTAATGGTGCAGCAACGGAGCCTGCAGAATCTGGTCTACCATTTTAGGTAGATGATTCTAATAGATGAGGGGGTGTAAAAGCCCCCTCTATCTATTTACAAATGGGACTCTATAAAATAACGCTTTCGCTAAATAAAGATAACGTTCTAAATAAAATAAGTGAATATCAAATATTTAGTTATTATTTAGGATGTGATTTTAAGTCTGGCGCTGTAATGAGCAGTCCGCTCCGACAAGATGATAAACCTAGTTTCTCTGTCTTTACAGATCGTAAAGGTGTTCTAAGATTTAAAGATTTTGGAACGGGAGATACTGGAGATGTCTTCAGTTTTGTTCAACAGCTATTTAATATCGATTTCTATTCTTGTTTAATTAGAATATGTGAAGATTTTAAATTAGACTTAATGTATGATAAACGAGACGTTGTACATAAACCTTTTGATGGGTTTAAAACTGCAATTAAAGAATTAAAATTCGATGCAAAGAAAAGTATTAATGTAAAAACACAACCTTTAACTTTTACAGATAAACATTATTGGGGACAATATGGTATAACGGAAGAAATTCTTAAATATTATAATGTCTTTTCATGTAAATGTGTATTTGTAGGAGATAAAGTAGTAGGTTATTATAAACACAATGATCCTATATATGGTTATTTGTTTTATAAAGATAATACTTATACTTGGAAAATTTACCGTCCATTATCCTTAAGTGGTCATAAATGGATGAGTAATACTAATCGAACTATATTCCAAGGTTGGGACCAATTACCTGAAAGAGGTGAATTGATAATTATCACAAAATCACTAAAAGATGTAATGGTTCTTAGGAGCCTTGGATTTATTAGTGCTGCGTTGCAGAATGAAATTACTAGTATCAAAGATACTGTAGCCCGAGAGTTATATGAAAGATTTAATGTAGTTTATATATTAAATGATTTTGATTTAACCGGTGTTAAAGGTGCTAACAATCTTAAAAAGAAATATGGGTTTAAACCTATATTCTTACAAGATTTTAAAACTAGAAGTAATGGCTACAAAGATATTTCTGATTTTAGAAATGATCATACTGCTGAAGAAAGTAAAATTAAAATTAAAAATTTATTATTATGAAAATAGTACGTGAGCACGTAGTCGATGAAATTATCGGCGATGTGAAAACCAATAAATTTAAAATTGGTGAAGACTCAATGGGTATTATAATAGACTCATTGATTAATTTATATTCTGACCCTATTGGTTCTATTGTTCGTGAAGTAACATCTAATTGTTACGACGCTATGAGAGAAAAAGACCTTAAACTTAAGCATGTTATTCCGATGACAGCTGAAGATCACAAAGAATGGTTTTCTTCTAACAAAAAGGTACAAATAGAATTCCAGGAAGAGAATATATTATTAGGTATAGGTAATGCGTTCCTATTCCGTGACTTTGGTGTAGGCCTTAGTAAAAAACGTGTAGAAGAAATTTATACTCTGTTTGGTAATTCAACTAAACGAGATAATAATCATCAAATTGGTGGTTTCGGTATTGGTGCTAAGTCTCCTTTCTCGTACACTGATACATTCTATATAATAACTAATCATAATGGACAAAAGTTCAGTTATATGTTATATAGAGGTAATGATGCGTTTCATATGGATTTGCTTAAGCAAGCAAAAACTACTGAACCGAATTCTACTGAAGTTATTATCCCTATTAATCAAGAAGATTCTTATAGAGATATAAAAAACTTTGTAAAAGCTATTAATAGCCAATTAACTTATTTCCAAAACCTAGAATTTATAAATATAGAAGAAGGTTGTGGTAGAACAGCTACACTTGCTGAAATAACTTATGAGGATGATGATGTAGCTATTTCTTCAATAGGTCATGAAGATACTGAACTTCATTTAATGGTTGGTAGAGTTAAATATCCTTTAAATTCTAGTATGGTAGATGATTCAGTAAGCTGGCGTAGTAATTATATTCCTGCTGCTATCAAATTTGCTGTTGGTGAAATCGATCTGGTTCCTAGTAGAGAAGCAATTAGATATACAGATAGAACTAAAGAGGCTATTAAAAACAAAATACTTACTATACAAAAAAATATGAAAGTATTATGTGAGCAAGAATTAGCTAAGTGTAATGATTTTATTACTTGGTTAAAACAAGCCCATGCTTTAACTAAGAATGATGGTAATAGATGGCGTACTAATTTTAATAGTGTATTTGCTGTTCAATCTTATCTTGCTAAATTAAGAGATAAGGCGCCTGTGTGTAATATTCATGGTAAAACTCTTAGTAGAGATTTCTTTAGTGATGACAATAGATCATTTATGTTGTTCCGCGGCTTTACTGTTAATAGAGTAAAGAAAGAAAGAAATGCTAATTATGTTGGTGGTTTTAAATTAAATAAACCTAAGCCAAAGATAGAAGATTTCTATAATTTACCTATTTATTTTCAGACTCAGCCTGATCCTAAAACTGATGATCCTAGAAAAGTGTTTACAAAGTCTAAAGATTTTTATTTAGCTAATAAACATGAAAATGGATTTATTCAGATAAGGAGAGAGTTTGAGCTAGATTCTAAACATTTTGATAAAGAAAATGAGATGGGATTCTGGGGCTCTGATGATAGTAAGCGTACTGAAGCTGAAATTCAATCCGATTTCGATGTACTGTGTGAGTACTTTGCAAATTCTACTACTCATTGTTATGACTCTGTTGAGCCTGATGAGGATTTAAGTGAAGAGGTAGGTACATTTGAAACAGAAGCAGAGAGACGTAAGAGGATGGGTAAAGCATTTCTTAGACGTATATATTTCAAAGATAGATATAATGATCGTGATAAAGTTGCATTTAGCAATGACGAGTATCATATCCATGATTTAGAAAAATATGTTGAAGAAGATAAAGGTATTATTATTTATGGTAATTCTTCTGATGATAACTTATTAAAAAGTGTAGCAGCTATATTTGAGCAAGGGGGCTATTATCCTGATAGAAGAGGATACAGTTCTAGTAGTTTAAGTGTAAAAGATTACCCTGTGGTAATTCTTAAAGTTGCGGCTACATTAAATAAGAAAATGACTAAGTTTATTAATATTAAAGATCTGTTTACTATGAAACATCCCATACTAACAAACTGGTATACAGCTAAACTTACTAGAGAAAATACTGATGATGTTTATTTCTTTTCTTGTTTTGAAAAGTTAAATTCTAATTTATATTATAAATGGAAAGAACTTAAAGAAAACCATGAAAAGAACTATGAACAATTTAAGTATTTACATAGGAATGATGAGCAACAAATGGCTGAAATGTGTAAAGCTGCAGATTGTATAAACCATAGAATGGTTCAGAATCTTAAAGAACTTACTGATTATTCTAAGGATTTAGATTTGCTTAAGTGTTTAAGTTTTGCTCAGAATGACTGTGACTCTCATAGTGATATACCTTCTAAAGAAATTTTCTTAGCCTTAAGAGAATATCTTAAATTTAAAGGTAAAGCTGTTGTTAAGTTTAAGAAACAAAGAAAGAAAAAGCAAGAAAGTCTTGCTAGTGTTTAATTAATTATTATTTTTGTAAAATGACGAATTCGTATTTAGTCTGTAAAGTCGGTAAAGATGATGTTCAAATCATTATCGATGGACTACCCAAAAGTATCTCGAAGCAATTTAAAGAAGCTGATCAAGTTGTAGCGCTTGCTCGTAACTTCAATGCTTCTAGAGATCAAGATGAACGTAACGCTATACTGGAGAAAGTAAAAACCCTACTAACTCCAGCAAACCGCATTCAGCATGCAACTGATGGCCGTTTTGAGTTTGATGGAGGAAACAAGATGTATCTTAAAGGTACAACTGATCCTATTCCTAACTTCCTTGCGAAGAAACTTATGAAATGGCTTGAAGAAGATGTGCCGTTAGATGGTTTGATAAACTTCTGGAAGCATCTATTGTTAAACCCTGATAAGTCTGTTAGAAGACAATTATACGGTTTCTTAGAGCATAATGGACATCCCATTACAGATAAGGGTTATTTCTTAGCATATAAAGCTTGTAAAGTAAAGAAAGTATATGATACTGATACCGGTGAGGAGAAGGTTCAGTTCAAATACAATTCTGATACTGGAGAGCAAGAAAAGAAATATACACAGTCACTAACTTTTGCTCCGTACCATAGTGGTGCGCATGGAATGGTAATTAAGTGTGGTACACCAATTACTATGCCGAGAGAAGATTGTGATCCAGATCCTGAACGTACTTGTTCCAGAGGCCTCCATGTAGGGTCAATGGAATATGTTCATGATTTTGGATACGGTGATGGTGTAATTTTAGAAGTTCTCGTAAGTCCTCGCAATGTTGTAGCAGTTCCGACTGATTACAATAATACGAAGATGAGATGTTGTGAGTATTTCCCTATTGCTATTAGTAATGGTGAGAATGAAAATGTATATCTTGAGTCTGATTATACTGCATTTGATAATAAGCAAATGAAGACGGATTTACAAGAATATGAGTCCGCTAAAAGAGAGCAGATTAAAGATCTTGAGACTGAGTTAGCTCAGAACTCTGAGATTGCTGCTAGCTTGATGGCGTAATTATAAATCGCAAGAGGGCCCCATTACATAGTGTTTCCTCCATTTGTCACTATGGGGGCCTACCTTGCACCTTACCCTAAATTATGAAACAATTAAAGATTGAGATCCCACATTTTATTACCCATATAGCAAAAACAAAAACTAAATGGGTCAAAATTAATGGTCAACGTCTTTATACTGGTATGAACCACCATTTACGTTCTCTTATTGTAAGAAGAATGCACACTTATATTCAGCAATATATCCCAAACGGATTGGATATAAGAAAAATGGCCCCTCTTAAAATTAAACTTGAGGTACACACTGTAATAAATCACGGTGATATTAGAATGTATAAAGGCGATTTAAGATGGCGTCCACCTAAAAAAGATTATAAGCCCAAATGGGATGTAGATAATCTATGGATCTGGATCAAAGCTTTTCAGGATACTATTGTAGAAATGGGTCTCATTGATGATGACAACTGCGATATTATACCTAATACGGGAGAAATAGAATTTATACCTGTAGAAAGGCTTGAAAATAGAAAATTAGTATATATAATAACCAATTATAAAAAGAAGAAACATGGAAATAAGTCACGTTAGTCATTCTTCTCTAAGCGCTCTAAAAGTTAGCCCACAATACTTCCAAAAATATATTAATCGAGAATTAAAACAAGATGATAGTAGGTATCTAGATTTAGGTAGCGCTATCCATTGTTATATTCTGGAAAATAATACATTTAATGATAAATACATTGTATCTAATGTAAATGTTATTGGAGGTATGATGGGTAAATTTATAGAAGCTCTTGTAGAGAATGAGAAATATGTATTAGAATCAGTTCATGATTCTACGGAAGATACGCCTGCTGAGTTTGTGTTACAAAATGAAGATCATTTATATCAACACTGTTATGACTTAGCCGGATTTAAGATTCCGATAGCCACTGTAATAAAAAAGCTAGACCAATATGAAAATAAGAATTATTTATCTTTCTTGTTGGAAGCTAGTGGCAAACATGTTCTATCTCAAGAAGAGATGGAAATAATAATTCAGTGTTCAGATTCTGTAAGAAGACATGCGGTAGCAAGCCGTGTGTTAAATCCTGTAGGGGCTGAACCAGAAAAAGAAATTCTTTGGACTCACAAAGATTTTACAATTAAATCAATTATTGATAACTTAATACTTGATAAAGACAATAAGTTAGTTACAATTACAGATTTAAAAACAACGTCTAAAAACCCATATAGTTTTATAAGATCTTATACATCTTATGGATACTATAGGCAAATAGCGATCTATAAACAAGCTGTCCATGCATACATGGAAGAGCAGGGATTAGATCCTATGGACTATGATTTTAAACTCTTAATTGTAGCGTTACAAACTACCGGTCTTTATGAGTGTGTGGTATATGAGCCTGATAACCTTGACTTGTCTATCGCCATTGATGAGTTTGAGAGCTTGTTAGATAGGCTTAAATGGCATCAAGACCACAACCAATGGGATTACCCAATGGAGTATTATAAAAATAATGGTATAATTAAAATCAAACTATCGGATGAAGCTATCTCAAGAATTAGAGAAACTTCGGAAAGTGATTAAACCTACAAAGACTGTTGATTTTATCTTTCCTTTAACCGGATACTCAAAGGCTGATTTAGATCCTTATCTAGTAAACGCATATCTTGGCGATGTAAGTATGCTAGACTGGGATCTAGAATCACCTGATGTATTTGTTTTGCTAAAATATAGCGGACATATTACATTCTATGAGTTGGAAAAAGAGTTAGAAAGAAATGAACACTTTAAGACATCATATTCGTTGTTTCGTGGTAAATATATAATGTTTGTATTTACTATTGGTCCAACATTTATTGATGACTTTAATAAGTTTATGGAGGGGAAGTACTCGAAGCTTTCTCACCCCGCTAAAATTCGTATAATGAGACATCGAAAACCAAATAGCCCTATGCCGTTAATCCTGGATAAGGATAAGAGCCTTCGTGAATACTGGGAATTAAAACTAGACGCGGAGTTGCCACAAAAATCAGAAGTATGGCCTATTATGAATATTGATGATGAATTATTTGATAAAAGCGAGTTCAAAGAATTGATGGGGATAAACGAAGACTTACCACTAAATTTAATCTAGTGGTGAGTCCTCCTCATCTCCTAAGTTTATATCAAGTTTATAAGTAAACTTCCCCCTTTTTGTCGCACGGGAGGCGTCCCATCGCTTATGTCTTTCCTTAATATTGACTAGTACTGCACACTTTTCGTATTCTTCTTGTTCTACAAAGTATTCTAAAAGAACATCAAATACAGATAGCTCATCAAAATCTGTTAGAAGCCAGAATAGCTTATCAGGAAAAATCTCAAAATCGTAATTATTAACGATAAGAGTATAAGTGTTTTCCATAGATTGTTTTCTTATATATTCACGCTCTTCATCTTTAAGGAGATCTAAGTCTGGGTCTTCATTATTGTAAAAGTAATTCTCTAAATCGTCATTCATTCACATTTATTTTAAATCAAAGAACTTAATCTTATCTCTAGGATCTGTCCCAAGTTCTTTGAATAGTAAGACATTACGTATGTATTTATTAATCTTAGCGTCGCCTTTCTCATATCGTCCTGTTTTTCTCTTATATCTTTCTACATCTCCGCCTAATATTATAGACCATGAGTCATCCCACGCCTGGCTTAATAATTTACTATACGCTTCTATTGTAGTTAAGTTCGCAGCAGGTGTTCTTAAGATCTCATAGAATGATGACCCTAATGGATTATAGAATGCAAGCTCTGACTGAATTCTCTTAATTGAGTAAAGAGCATACCAGTCTACTGCTGACCTATCTTCCGGTTCGTCGTCCATTCCAAAGAACGCTAGTCCTAAGATGGTTAAGAAATAAAAACCTGCTACTTCACCTAAACCACGTTTTATATTTGCTTGCTGCCATGACTCAAGTTCTCTATAACGTTCTTTCATAGTAAAGAACTGTAATCTTTTGAAGTCTCTTCCTAGCTGGCCTATAAATTTAACAGCTGTTACATAGTTTCCTTCCATATAGGATTCTAGTCTCTCGTTGTAATTAGGCCCTTTTATATCAGATTCTTGATCATAAAATAATTTTTCTGCCCCTTCAAATCTACGACGGTATCCAGGTCTTAACCACTTACGGAATTGTAATGCCCATCTACCTGCAGCATATTGTTGAATAGCGGCTTTATCTTTCTCATTATAAATACCGTGTAACCTTTGGTATAATGCTTGTATTTTTTCTGAGAATAAGATTCTATCTTGTTCACTAAATTGTGATGCTACTTCAGGGTCTAGTACTAATTTACCTTTTTCTCCTATACTGTATGCATCCCATAAGTTAATAGTTCCTTTGCTAGTTTTAAATTTCTTATTAAACATCATAGCCATGGCAAGCTGACTTTGTATCATATGCTCACCCGCACTCATCATAAAGTATAAAGCTCCTTGATTCATTCTTAATCCTAATTGCTTAGGGTTAAGTTTTCTACCATATTCATCAAACTCTTGAAGTACATTAAATAATTCATTCATCTGACCTAACTTAGATTTAGGGGCCCTAGCTAGAGTATCTGCTATTAGTCCAGCACCTCCTAGTTGATCTGTTGAAGTATATGCTAAATATTTTGTTTTCGCTTTAGTCCAATCTTTCATGTTAAAGAACTGCCCAGCCCATGCTTCAGTAAAGTTCATTATAGAACCAAATCCTATATTGGCTACAGCTGCTTTATCATTCATTGCTAATACTCTTAAACTACCAAGTTGTAGTAATGCATCACTTATCTGATCTGCATTTGTAGTCTTACCAAATATTGTAATAGCACCTCCCATTTTCTTACGCTTACCATATACAACCATATTAAAATAGTCTTCTAGTCTTTGGTATGCTTTAGAGTCTATACCAGCAAAATCAATATCTTCTCCTGTAATCGCATCTGGTACTGGCATTCCACTCTTACGCTTTTTAACACGTCTAGTTCTAACTAATTCTTTTGCTGCTTCTATCTCTGGTAGGATTTGTTGCATCTCATTAAAGTTATTAGCCATTGTGTAATACATTTTTAATCCACTAGATAAATCATAACTTACATCTGCTGGACTTAATTGTCCTTCTGCATTTCCAATTCTAGATGAATAATGTACAGGTATATAACTCATAGGATCTCCTGCGGCATCAACATACTCACCCCACATAATATTATCCTGTGCTTTACCAAATACTTCTAGCATCTTTTCACGGATAGCATTAATACTACCTTTAAATACACCATTATGTTCTGGATTCATAAACCATCTCTCTGCTTGAGTCGCTCTTAAACCTGGTAATGCATTTCCACGTTGATATGCTTTAGGTAAGAAGTTTTGAGCCTCATTATAATGTTTCTTATAGAAGTCATAATATTGTTTCCTAGGATCAGAAGCTTCCATGTTTTGTACCTCTTTGTACTTTTCACTTAAATAAGATTTAGGAGAATTCTGTAACCATTTATTATATTTACCTTTAGTATTATCTTCTTTATAAAATTCAGCCCATTGTACTTCACTCAATGCGTAACCTGCATCAAGTTTTTCATTCATAAACTTATCTCTAGCTACTTTAAATTCAGGCATATATTCTTGAATTATATGTCCTGTTAGATTTCCTGCTTTGTCTGCTTCTAGCATAAAACCAAATAACTCTCGATATTTCCATATAGAAACGCCAAGTCCTGATTGGAAGTCCTCTAGCTTTTTAGTTAAATCCAATAAGGCTCCTTCACCGTGTACTAAATCATATTCTGCTTTGTTTACTTTACCTCTCTGTATAGTAACCATCTTATCTACCATAGCTAATGATGGATCACTTGAGTCTCCTAAAGCATCCATCCATCTAGCAATCCACGTTATATCACTTCCAGCTAGCTGTAATTCCTCCATAAACTTATCAGGATTATTTTTATACTCCGGATTAGAAGTTAGTGCTGCAAATTTATCAGCAATAAGAGGCCTTAATAATGATTTAATATCCTCTAATACAAGATTTCTCTTTGCTATAGCTGGTTGTACATACTTCTCTAATAAATTTTCATAACCAGATTCAGCTAATAGAGGGGCCATTAATGTTACCTCTTCAAGTATACCGTACGCATTTACAAAATCTTTTATTTGAAGTAGTATTCTAGGATTTAATGCGTCATCTTTCTTTAATTGATTAAGTCTTCTATGCGCATTATTAAGATCTGCTACAGCACGTTTTGTAAATAATACTAATCCTTCTTTCTCGTTAAGCTCTTCCATCTCATTAAAGATTTCTTTAAGCCTATTAGCATAATCACTATTACCCTTATCCTTAGAATATAAAGCAATCTTTCTTTCTAATATTCCTTTAGCTTTTTTAAATACTTTTAATACATTATTGTATTCATCCTGCTTCATCATTGTATCATGATTAGGCGCTATAAACTCAATCATCTTTTTGATTGTTTTATTAGGAACAGCTTCTAGATCCTTAAGCTTGTTTATATTTGGAGTAGTTTCAGTATTTACAGCTGCATTAGTAAAGAAGATTTCACCATTATTATCAATAGAAACATCTGCTTCTATAGGAACAATGTTAAGTCCATCTACTGTTATACCTTTTTCCTCTATTATATATTTGTATAGCGAAAGCTGTATACGATATTTATTTAATAGTGTATTTTGGATTCCTGCTAAAGGCCCTTTAAAATCAGGTAACTTTTTAGTAATTGAACCAAATTTACCACGCATTTTAGTTTTAAAGTCATGGATTATTTTCTTATTATTAGAAGTAACCTCTATAATATCTGCTGTACCTGCAATTAGATCTTGTTTATCTCCTACTTGAACCTCAGAATAAAGACGGCTTCCAGTAGCTTCCTTACTACGAACCCAATCTCTTATAGATGGAATGATTTCTCTAAAGGCAGTTCTGTGCTGTTCAGGCAAACCTTCTAATATAACTTCCATGTCTGATTTATTTACAATTCCTTCTGCTATAGTATGAATACCAGTACCCATATCATCTCTTAAGAAATCCCATAGCTTCTGTACTTTGTCCGCCGTGTTAAATGGACTACCTTCTCTTTTATTAATGTTAGCTACCTTCTCTGCCATTCTTTGTTGATCAAATGGATCTTGGAATATCTCCATTACTCTACTAACACGGTTCATTTTTACACCATCTAGTTCATAGTATGGTGATTGTTCTGTTGGAGATATAATATTTTCACTTTCATCAATAAGCATGTCCATCTTATCTTTTTCAGTGAATTGTCTTAAGTATGGTACTTTACTACTAGCTGCTTGCGCTCCTTTTGTAATTAAGTCTCCAACATTTATTTTTTCTCCTTTAGTATTTCTAAATTCAAACTTAGCTTTATTTAAAGCATAATATTTATTTACACCTATATTATCTATACTTAGATTTCCAGGGTTTATACCGTTAATAATTGCATCAGCTGCGGGACCAAGTATTTCAGTTAATTGCTCATTTAAGGCATTTACCTGACCTTTCCTTCCGCTAAAGAATCTTTTAATAGAATCCCATACTTTTCTTAATGTACCAAGAAGCCCATCTCCATAGTCTTCAGTTACCGCTTCTCCTTCATATTTACCTACAATATATTTAGCTAATATTTTACCTGCTGCCTCTTTCTGGAAGTCTAACTCTTGATTATAAACATGCTTGTAGTCTTCTTTTACTGTCTGGAATGTTTTAGTTTGTCTTACCAGTTCTAAAAGCCTTTGCATTGGTGCATTATCCATCATTTCTACATAGAAGTGACCTGCTTCTTCAGATAATGTATATTTATCTCTGTTATTATCTACAAGAACTGCACGGTTTAACATGTCTGCCATACCTATTGCATCGATTCCTAATTTAGTCTTAAGGTTATCATATTTCTGTACAGGTATACCAAAATGTTGCATTAACCACTGCTCAATTCTTTCATCTAATGTATTTAATGTAGCTTCTTTTACCATAGGAGCCAGCTGCATTAGATCATTTAGATTAGTTTGTTGGTTTTCTGTCATCTCATCTAATGAGATTTCAGTTTTAGTAGGTACTTGAGGATTGATTACCTGATTTATAGGATTCATACTCTGCACCACGGCATTATCTGCCTGCATCTCAACTAGTCTAAATCTTTCTCCTAATGGTTGTATTTCTTCATAAATAGCACCACGTTCAGTTTTGTATCTAAATTTAAATAGTCTGAATTTATCATTCATATATGATTTAAAGTAATTTACATACCCTCGACTATTATCTGCTTTTTCTGTGATTAATTGTGGATTACTATCCTGGTGTAAGAAATATTCATTTTTAGTAAGATTAAAATCTTTTCTTGTTTGCTCTGAAGTTTCTACACTCTTATTATCTACTGTCATAAGAAGACCCTGTTCTGTAAACATGTTTCTAATGATCTGTTCCGAAGCTCCTGCAAAGTAATTTTCATAAGTCATACTACGTTCCTCATTACGGAAGAACTCTGTAAGTCCTGAACTTTTCCAGTATGACATAGGCACTAAATCAACAAATGAATTAGGCCCCAGCATAAATCCTGATGTAAGTACTGAGTACTTAGCTAGATTCTGAGCTAGTGTTCTAACTTCTTTTCTTGGGTCAACTAATAATTCTGCCCATCTATTTGTTATAGCATTTATCTGATCTACTCCAAGTTTTGTAGTATTATTAAATGCTATTAATTGTAAGTAATTATCTACATTTACATTTGATTCATGTCCAAATAACATGCCTAGGAATATATCATTTTGTAAACCATATTTAGTTTTGATATTTTCCATCTGTCTAATAAGAGATTCTTCTTTTGTAAATAAAAGTTTTCTTACAGCTTCGTTATTTTCATATACCATAGATGAAAAAGGAGAACTCTTTTTTGTAAGGGCCCAATATAATCCCATAGAATTAATCACATCTGTAAGTTCCGGAGATAAGATATTATTTTTTTGTCCTGTTGCTTCTGCTATTTGATGCTTAAGTTCTGAGTATCCTGGTTTATTATAAGGAACAAACTCAGATACAAAGTCAACAGCTGCTTGTAAACCAAATTTCTGATAAGCCTCTATTCTTTCTGTAGAATTTTCCATGCTTAATGATGACCCCGGTCCATTTAAGTACTCTACTTTACCTTGATAGTTTTCAATAAAACTTAATCTAGATAAATTCTTTAATGTCTCTGGAGATACAACTGTGTTAAATAGAGCCAAGTCTCTTCCTACTTTAGCATAATTTAAATAGTCGGATAAAATTTGTATTTGATTTCTTGCTACTCCTGGGTCCATCATATTTGCTTGCAATGATTCTGATAGATAATTAGCTGTAGGAGTAAATTCTATTTCTCCTTCTCTCATATTATCAAACTCAATTCCTAGGTTATAACTATTTGCAATTTCTTTTGCTATCTGTATATCTGTTACACTTGGTTCAGATTTATACCTCTTTGCAAAGAATTCTCTCATGATAGGCTGATTAATATAATCTAATGTTATAGAGTTATTAAATCCAGCTCTGTTAAGAAGCGCTACTACACCACTATTATATACTGTTACATTTACACGTCCAATTCTTTGGTACTTTGCATTATCTAATGATTCATTCTGGTCTTCTGATAAGTAACTAGAAATAAATTTACCGTCAAATCCTTCGATTTTATTTAGTAATGTATGTGATTTTTTACCTCCTGCACTTATATTAACTGCAAATTCTGGATCTATTTTTAATCCAGTTTGTTGTGCAACAGAGTGTCCTGTTGAATGCAATGAGAATATTCCAATTAACATTCCTGCATCTTTGTTGATCTTTTCAAGATATATATCTGCAGCAAATGAATTAATATTCATATTTGCTAAACTAGGAATCATACCTTTATTTTCATATTCCTCTAGTTTATTTGTATATGTAGGAGAATCTAGCGGATCCATTTGTTCAACTAAATGATTTCTAGATGTAATGATACCCTGTCTTAAGTCAAACAATACATTTGTTAATGCTTTGTCTGATAATTTTTCGAAAGATTGTTTTTCTTTGTACTTACTTAGATTAAAGGCACTAATCTTAGATTTTTCTTTTGATAATTCTGGCATCATTAGATACATTTTATCAATATCAAAGTCAGAACCCATCATTGTAGTGATCTCCGCCGGAAGCATAATAACACCACCCATATTTTCAGGTAATATTTTAACTATTTTAAGAGATAGCATAGAGTTTTTACCCTGTGTTGGGATTCTATATCCAATTAAATCATATATACTAGACCCATCAACTACATTACCTGGCTTTAATTTTAGCTTGGCAGCTAATTCATATGGTAATGCTATTTCAGCATATACTCCACCATTCTCATGAGGTTTTATCTGTAATCTATTATCAATATTATACCCAAACTCAGCTACCTGAACTACACTCATGCCGTTAAAGTTCTGCTTAAGTACTTGGTTTTTAAATAGAGATAATAAAATTGATTCAAATCGTTTAGCAAACGGCGGGAAAGATAATGGCGCTTCAAATCCATATGCATTCACGTCTTGTACTAATCTTTGTATATCTAGAGCCGCATAATAATTATCAGGTAAATCTCTTTGCTCTAGGCTATTTGTAACTACATCTCTAACTCGTAATAAAAAGTCTAACTGTGCTTTATTAAATTGTTCTACAGTCATCGTGTTTCTATTAGTAACCGCATCTCTATATGCGCTTACTCCTAACGAAGTTTCTAGTTTACTATGAGATCTTGCTATACGCTCTGCATAAGCAGCATTATATAAATCTAAAACCTCTGCTCCAGTCATCTCAGACTCAAACATTTTGTATACTGCAGATGGACTAATGTTTGCTAATATTAATTTAGCCATTTGTGTTCCATCTAGAGGAGCCTTAGTTTTTGTTTCAATAACTTGTGGGCTTCTAAGATGTTTAGTTTCTAATTGATTTACTGTTATAGTATCTAAATTATTGTTTAGATTTAATTTACCCGCGGCACCAATCTTAACAGCAGACTCAAAATTAACCATATCAATAGGACTATTCTTTCTTTCCATACGGATACGTAATTGATTTAGTGTTATTCTGTTTTCCCCTGGCGCTTCTTTAAATTGTTCTGTAAATTCTCTAAGTAAAGGAATAGTTGAGTGCTTAATTTGCTCCCATACTATACTTTCATTGCCTTGAGAATCAACTACTAGCCTTTCTCCAAAATAATATGTTTTTCTAGGATCTAATAGTAATGCTCTTGACTTACTGTCTCCCATTAATCCTTTAGACCAATACCTATCATATGCTATATCATGAGCCGGTGTCCAACTACCATCAGATTCCATTTGTTTTTTATGGAACTCTAGAGTAGTATAACCTTGAGCATCTGTAGAATTGACTCTTCTATAAGCAGCTGCTATTCTCTTAGCTGTCTTACTATCTACGTTAGCATCTGTAAGTATCTTAAGAATAGACTCTTCACTATTAACAAATACATCTTCTATAATAGCATGATTAAATTTAGATGGTAATCCATACTGCTTCTCTTCATTCCATACTGCATCAATCCCCGGAGTTACACTTTGGTAAGCTCTTTTTCCTGCTTCAATTATTGGATTTCCTGTAGCATCAGGCTTATAGTAAGCTAAATCTGGACCAAACACAGTACTTATGTAAGGCTTATACACTAGATCATTAACCGCAAACTCTAATAATGCAGAGTATATACCATCTGCTGCCGTAGTTTTACCTTCTAAAGCTTGGTTTGGAAGTAATTCATTTTTATAAACACCAGTTTCAGTAACACTTACTGCCCCGGTTTCTACTAATGCACTAATTGTGTTACCTATTTGATCTTCAACATAATCTCTTAGCTTAAGTTTTATGTTTGATAATTGGTCTACTGTAAGTTCTATACTTTCATTTTCTCTTAATTTACCATCTTCTGTAAAGAATTCAGATGTATTTAAAGATGGGAACTGTACAAATCTTAAACCTTGTCCTAAGTTATCTCCAGGCTTTTTTAAATAATGTACATATTCTATTTGTTCTTCTGTTGAAATTGGATTTGGACCAAATAATTGCTTATTTGTTTTAGATATTCTGGCTAATTCTCCTAATACTGCAGGCATTAATAATGCTATAGCTGTTTCAATATAACCATCTCTTCCCATAGCATTAGATCTCCATAAACCATATCTAGCACGTGGAGATATTTTAGGTAATGTTATGTATTTAGATTGTGTTTTATCTCCTTTAGTTCCTGTATTGAACTCTCCATAACTTAAACCACTATTAAAATACATAGAAAATCTAGTAACTGCAGATAATGCATCTGACATCTCACTATAAGGAGAAGCCTTACCTCCATTAGATGACTCTCTAACTACATCGAATGTACTTAATTGGAAATTGTTTCTTACTTCTGGGTTATTTAATAATAAATCTAAAATAATATGTCTTCCATTTTCACTAGGACTATAGAATTTATCTCTAAATCTATTTAATATAGCGTTTTCATATGTCTCATCAGATCTTAATTCTAATGTAGTCTTAGAATCATAAGTATTTAAGTTAATAGCATAGATTGGTTTCTTAGCTCCGCTCATAAAGGAAGCACCATAGTTATCTATTCTAAATGAAGCATCTAATTGAGCAAGTCTTCTAAGGGCCCCTGTCTCTGCTGATCCTTTTAAATAAGGATTATTAAATTTATTTAATGCTTTCATGATGTGCTCGAAAGAACTATTACCTACCATATAAGAATTTATATCTCTTACTGTTAGGGTCTCATCGTTAAACATTGCTATATAAGCTTCATCAGATAATTTTATACCTGCATAATCTAAAGTATTTTTAAATGCTCTTAAATAATCTTTCTTGCTAGCATTTTGTCTAGATAATTTTGTAGTTAAATCGTATAATTCCTGTAGTTTAGTAATAGCAGCTGGATTCAATGCATCCTCTTTCCCTGTTGTGGGGCTGTAGATTTCTGTTTCACTTCTATTATCAACCCACTTACGGATAATTTGTTGTTCTAGGCCATTACGATTAGTGTGTACTACTTTTACTGCTCCATTAGGCGCTAGTATTAATGTTTTAAATCTAATATTTTGCTTATTAAAATGCGAAACAAATTTATTTTGCCACTGTTTAGTTGCTTTAGTATATATATTAAGCACTTGATCCATCATATAGTGGCCCTGTTCTGCTAATTCAACTAACTTTTCTGCTACTTTACCTTGAGGAACATTAGCCAGGTTTACCGATAGATAAGCATATACATCATCAAACTCCATAAACATAGGTAGTCCAAGTACTTTACCCTTTACAACCTCTCCTTTACGATTACGTTCTTCAATAAATCCTAATTCAAACTTAATATCTTTAGATAACGTTTGCTTAACCGGGGTATTATAGAAATTTACTCCGTGAATTTTTTCTTTAGACACTAGTCCTTCATCAACTATATCAGTATCCTCATCAGTAATAGGATCTTCTACTACTGGAGCAGTATAATTAACTTCTCCGTTTCTCTTTAATGTATATTTAACACCAAACTGTGATCTTAAGCCTCTTACAGCTATTGATTCAAACCCCGGGCTAGTAATATTACCAAATTCGTCTGGTACATCATACCATACATCAAGTTTTGTAGCATTAACAGCATTTATTCCTCTGTTCTTGTCATTTTCATTTTCACTTTGTGATAATCTTTTACCTGTAGTTTCCCATTGTTGTCTTATAGACTCATAAGCACCTTTTATTTCATTAGGTTTTGTTAAAGCATCTCTCCAACCTTCTCTAATTTCATCACGTTCTAGTTCAGACACATCTTTAGCCTCCTTAGCCATCGTCGCATATTTAGCTTTCAGAGCTCGTGCTAATTGATAATTAATATTTTTACCTATTTCTTTTGTCTGGTCTGAGTTATATCCTTTCTTCTCTCTCAGTTTAGGAGCACGTGCCTGTGATAATTCTGCAGCCTCTTTAGCTGTATATTGTGTAAACTCTCTTTTATTAAGATCCCTGAATAAGTATTCGATTTCACCTCGCATACCTAGCATGTTTTTAATATGATACATCAAGTCTCTAAAGAATCTTTTTATTGCTGCGCCAAATCCTTCTGCATTCTCAGTTAACATGTAGTCCTTAAAGTCTTCTGCTAGCTTAGTTTCAATATCTACATTTTCTCCATACTTCTCATAAGCTTCTAATTCAATAGATGCTTTCTCTTCGTCTGTTAAATGTAGATCATATACACGACGGAACGATTCCCAATACGCAGTACCGGCCATAGCCCCTTCTGCAACAGTCATTAATCCATTATGATAATAACCCCATGCCTGTCTTCCATCCTTAAGAGTCATATATTTAACTCTATTAACTATATCTAACGCTTCTTCACCAAATCTAGATAGAACCCATTCCTTTTCTGTATCTGTCATAAGATCATATCCTGGGCCTACTTGCTCGTACTGACGTAGCTTAATATCAAAGTCATCATCTTTACCTGGGTCTACTTCTTTTATATCTTCTTGCTTAGTCTCTTCTTCTATAACAGGATTTCCTCCTAATATATCTGTTAAACTAGGCTCAACATCATATTGTCCTTCTTCTACTGCTGGTACAGGAATAAGCTCTATTTTACTATCTTCCTGTATAAACTTAGGTGCTGATTTTTCTGCCGGAGTAAATGACTCTTCTGGGACATTTAAGAATAATCTAGTATGACTAAACTGCTGTTGACCCGCTCCAGGAATATCAGTACTAACTATATCCATATCTTTTAAGAATGTGTTATAGTTTTTAAATGCAGTATCTCCTAGAGGATTTAAATACTGTTCATTAGTATTTATTTTTTGCTTTTGTATATTATATACTTTTCCTTGCAAGTGTTCTTTTAATGCATCTTTTATTTCAGTAGAAGTTAGGTCTTGTATATTCTTACTATTTCTAAGTACTTGTCTTTTAGCTGTTCTTTGATCTACTCCAATTATAGGCCCCTCCATTGGGATTAAGTTTCCTTGTTCGTCGTACATTTTATACAAGAACTCTTTCCCTTCTAATGCATTCTGTAGATTATTACGAGCATTACCCTCTTTTCCTTCCATATTATACTGAATACCAATTACTTTGCCTCTGAAAGGAAACTTAATAACGAAGTTATCCATAGTAACATCAAACTTAGCAGCAAATGTTTTATTAGTTTTACTTCCCAGTTTAAATTGAGAATCAGCATTAGATCCTCTTGGAATATAAACTAGTTGTTCTATTAATAATTGTTTATCCTCTGCTGTATAATTATTAGCTACTAATGTATCTAATATTATATTTATAGCTTTTTCACTTAATGTGTTGGTTTGCAGTCTAATAGGTACGTACTTTCCATTAGCCGCTTTTATTCTAGCATATAAGTATCCCTGTTCTGTGAATTCAGATTCAAAATTATTTTCATTTGTATTATTATAATTTACACCTGAACCTCCTAAATCTATACCAAATACTAAATCTGGTCCTAGTATATCTAAGTTTTGTTGAATAGACTTACCTTCATGTTTTAAATTAATTATATACCCTCCTGTCTTACCAGAAATAGTAGCTTGTATATCTTCTTCTCTACCTTCTCTTAATGCCTTAGTTATCTTTTTTCTAATTTCTGTATTTAAAGGCATTTGTTCACTAGCTGAAGATAATACAGATAGAATAACATCAGGATTAGATGCAAGTCTAATAGTTACTACTCCCATACCTTCTTCAGCTGCTTTAAAGTATGGCCAGTTCTTTTCTGCTCTTAGAACTACTTTAGTACCTACTCCTAATTCAGGGCTATTAAGCATCTTAGTATCAAATACTTCAGACATCTTAACCGCATCGGATTTAATCTGCACACGAACTGCAGGTTTACCATTAAACTTAAATGGAATTAAAGTATCACTTTCTAAAACTCGTCCTCCTTCTTTTTGGATATTATTATTAGGCCCAATTAATGGTTCATAGATATATATTTGTTGATACATAGAATCACCATTATTCATAGCCTCTAGTTGAGGTCCTGTTAATTGATCTATGTTTACAACATTATAAGCCTTACCTGTAGCACTTATTATTTCTTCTAATAAATTTCCATCTTTATCTCGTAAGTTTTGGTATTCACCAAACTCAGTTATGTCACTCATAAACTGCTTATTCCATGCTTGAGGATAAGTTTTTTTGAGGGCCCAAAAAGTTGTTTCAGTAGGAGTATTAGATGTCTCTATAGGTCTCGCCTGTTCCGAGGTAGTTTGGCCTGATTCCGCACCCGAAGTAGCTTCAACAAGTTCGAGAACACCCAAGTCTTGGTTTGTTTTACCTGCGCTTTGAGGCTCTTGTTCTTCGATGTTATTTTCATTAACAGTTTTTTCTACATTATCTATTAATTTATCTTGCTCTTCTAAGCTTGTTTTGGTTTGTTCTGGCTGGGGATTCGTGTTACTGGTCTTTCCTGATGCATTGACCCCGGCTTCTTGAAGTCTCTCTGGCTCCTGAGAAACTTCACTCTGTCCCACTTGCTCTTGGTCGATAATGTCTTTTGTAATTCGTCCGGCAGCATTCGGGTTAGCATTGATAATTTCATTGTATTGTTGTTTTAAATTATTAATTTCATTTTGTATAGATTGAGATAACATAGAATTTGCTAATCTAAGTATAGCCTCATTTACTTCTCCCGCAGGAACAGCTATACCATCTATATCACTAGCCACTAATGTTGAAGTAAATAGATCTGTTTGTCTGTATGAAACAATGTACTCCTTTCCTTGATATTCTACTACTAAGAAATCATCTTTAACAAGTTCATTAAATCTAGTTCTTTTAACAGCTTCTAGTGTTTCTATAACATCTGCTAACTCATACGTAACAGCAGGGCTAGTAAATGTAACTGTAGTATTATCCCATTTAGTTAATGTTACTGATACTACATTTGCTTCATTATCATACTCAATAGCGCTTGATGGGTCTGAATGTAAGTTATTATATATCTCATCCTCAATTATAAAGGTTCTACCATCAGCTTCTATGCTTATATTTAAATTAGCACTTCTCCTCATCTGCATATCTAAATACCCTAATGTAGGCCCGCTAGTAAATTTTCCTTTACTATCTCTAAATACTTTATCTGAACGATTCTCTGTTACAATAAACTCTTTATTAGTATCAGATTCTCTGAATATAAGTTCGTTTGTATCCGG